ATGGCTTTAACTGAAGTGTGGCTGAAAGCTAATAACGGCAAGGCACGTGATAAGGTTGAAGAAATAGCAGATCGGGATTCAATGAGTGTCAGAATCTCACCTAAAGGTAAAATTGTTTTTCAGCTTCGGTACCGTTTTGCTGGAAAAGCTGAACGTTTAGACCTTGGTACCTACCCTCATATCTCTCTCAAAGATGCACGTGTAAAAGCTAGTGAAATGCGTTCACTATTAGATAAGGGAATGAATCCTAAAGTTGAGGTTCGTGTACAGCAGCAAAAATACATCGATGCAAGCACATTTGAAGATGTCTTTAATGATTGGTATGAAAGTTATTGTCTAAAGAAGAAAACATCTGCCCAGCAAATTAAGAATACTTTTGAGCAGCATGTAATACCTGAAATCGGTGATTTACCAGTTGAGCGCATTACTCTACAACAATGGTTAGCCTTACTTGAAGAATTAGCAGATGATGTACCTTCGATTGCAGATCGCGTATTAACGAATGCAAAACAGGTTCTAAAATGGGCCAAAAAAAGACAATTACTTGAGGTAAATGTTTTATCTGACATCTATGCCAAGGAAGATCTAGGTATAGAGCGAAACAGAAGAACAAGATTTCTTTCTGATGAAGAAATTAAGATGGTTTTGATGGCTATTGAAGAATCAAATATTTTGCCTAAAAACAAAATTTTCTTAAAACTATGTTTAATGTTTGGCTGCCGTAATGGTGAGCTTAGAAAAGCTCAAAAGACAGATTTTGATTTAAATAGAAAAGTCTGGATTGTTCCTGTTGTAAACAATAAGACCGGTAAGAAAACTGGCCGTGAAATCATTCGCCCTATTTTGCCTGAAATGGAGGCATTAATTGTCGAGGCTTTTGAATACAACACTTCTGAGTACTTCCTAACAAATGATAATGAAGAAACACCTATGAGTCATGGTTCTTCAAATTCATTGCCAGCCTACTTAATGGAACGCCTAAGACGACATCATGACTTTTACATGAAGCATTGGTCCCTTCATGACCTTAGAAGGACAGCTCGTACTAATTTCAGCGCATTTACTTCGCGTGATGTAGCACAGCTAATGATTGGCCATGTAATGTCTGGTGAACAAGGTACTTATGATTATTACGAGTATTTACCACAGCAAACTGAAGCTTATACAAAGTGGTTGAAGAAACTTAACTCTCTGACTAATATTTAAGCATTGAAAATAAAATGAATTACAAGTAATTAAAAATGAGCGAATATTTTGATGAAAACGAAATAGCCAAACATGCTAGAGTTGGACTAAAGAAGATGTAATTCAAGTTATTAAGTCATGGCAAATAGCTGATGAATTTTTTCAAGAAGAGCACATAGGTAATAGTAACTTAAAGGATCTAGAGAATGCTTAGCTATTATTATTGAGTTCATTAATACTCGCTGCACTGATTAAAATTTCTTTTGTAAGCTGCAATTAATCTACATACACTCTTTAGCTATATTATAAGCAACCGTATTTGGTTGCTTATTTTCATGAATCATCGCTTTTTAGCACCAACTCATACTCATTACCATTAAATTTATATATAACATAGGTCTTAAATAAAGAAGCATAATTATAATCAATAAGAAATTGATTAATTAAATTCTCATCTAATTGTTGACCTGGCAACAGCCCAATCATTTGATATGGAAAATCCCAATTATTTTCAAAATAGCCACTATCATGAATAAAGGTAGTTTTAACCTCATCACCTAAGCGATACACAAGAACATATGGGAAATTTAAAGAATGCACAATCCCATTAAACCTATTGAAATGCTTTATAATCTGCCGATATTCATTATTCCCTTTTAGAGTTCGCTTTAAATTCTTACAAACTATTATAGAGTCTACAGATTCAAGTAAAATTTTAGCGTTTTCATACTCAGGATTATAAAGATGAGGCCCTAAAGATAAATTACTAAATGGCTTCGTAGTTAAACTTATAGATCCAAAAGGCTCTAATACAAGCGGAGGATTACATTCTTCTAAAAGTAGTAATATTTCTTCATCAAATAAAGCGTATATAGCAAAAATTGGAACGGGTTTGTCCTTTTTATTTGCCAAGACAATATTATTAATTCGTGGAAATGTTAATGCATCATGATCAATAGTAAAGCTCGCGATTACTGAGTTCCCCCATTTATTTAAAGACAAAATAATTGTAATTATTGTCGAAATTACAATAACAAAAGGTCTAAACGTTCCATCTAAAAATTTTGAGAACGAATCAAGTGTCATATTTCCCCCTAACTTTTAATAAAAATTCTTTTTCTCAAGCTACAAAAATTATAAAGCATTTAATAAGAATTTATTTAATAGTTTATTTAGCTTTTCTAATTTAGGTGCATTTTATGTGCTCAAACTACGAACCAATTGCAAAAGATAGAATTCACTTACTGGATCTGTTTGAGCCAACATTTGAATATAAATCTCACATTTATCCCAACTATGAAGCCCCTCTCTTATTCTCAAAAAAAGAGCAGATGGAATGGCGCTTAGCTCGTTTTGGCCTCGTAGCCCCTTGGGTTAAAGACCTTAAAAAGGTACACAATACTTATAATGCTAGAACAGAGACAGTTCACGAAAAGCCCAGCTTTCGTAATGCTTGGAAGAAAAATCAATTCTGCTTAATACCTGCAGATGTGATTTTTGAACCGAAGTATATTAATAATAAGCCAGAATGGTGGGGAATTTATCGCAAAGATGATATGCCTTTCACTATCGCCGGCATTTACGAATATGCTGTAGTGAACGGCGAAGAAATCAGATCTATGAGCATGCTCACAATTAATTCTGACCATCACCCTTTCATGAAGCAATTCCATGCTCCTACAGATGAAAAACGCTCTATCATTGTCATCCCGCCTGAACTAAGAAATGATTGGCTGCATTGCAAACATGAAGAAGCTAAAGAGTTTTTCTTAGATATGCCTGCTGATGAATTCACCGCTCAACCTAGATCAGAATTGAAGAAATTCCGACCAAATGCACAATGAAGCGCGACAAGTTACGACTAGTCATTATTTATCCACAACTTTTTAAATTTGAAATTTAACTAAACTCTAGCATATCATCTTGAATATGTTACAAATTCAAGCTAGGGGATATTCTATGAGCGAAATTGCACCGTCCATTATCCAGATAAAGCCTTATCTAACTCAAGGTTTTGCTTTGTCTGATGTTATGTCTATCAAGCTAGTTGTACCCTCCTCTCATATGCTTATCCCTTACGCATTAGAAAAAATAAATGCAGGCTTCCCAAGCCCAGCACAAGATTATGTAGATAAAGCTCTCGACATGAACGAGCACTTAATAAAAAATGAAACCGCTACGTTTATTGTGAAAGTTGCATCACTATCAATGCTCAATGCGGGTATAGATATTGATGATGAATTGATTGTGGATCGTAGTCTTGATGCAAAGCACGGCGATATCGTTATTGCACTCATTGACAATGAATTCACAGTTAAACGTTTAATGATCGATGAAAAAGGCCAATGGCTTAAAGCTGAGAATCCTGAATATAAAAATATCTATCTACAAGAGGGCCAAGAATTAATAATTTGGGGTGTTGTCACTCATATCATTAAAATGACACGGCATTAAGTCATGAAACATGAGAACAAAGTATTTTTTCTCATCGATGTAAATAACATGTACGTTTCATGTGAGAGAGTCTTTGACCCATCTTTGAATGATAAGCCTGTTATTGTGCTCAGCAATAACGATGGGTGCGCTGTGGCGCGTAGCAACGAGGCAAAATCCTTAAATATAAAAATGGGTGTGCCGCTTTTTCAAATTAAAGACATTGTTCAGCAACATAACGTAATTGTTCTTTCAAGCAACTATGCAATGTATGCAGAAATGTCACGGCGCTTTCATACGATCCTTGCCTCTTACGTAACTGCAGAAGAAGTTGAACCCTATTCTATTGATGAGTGCTTTGTTGATTTCACCGCTTATGAGAAGAACTTTGATTTAGAAAAAGTCGGGCAACAAATGCGGGGTCAAATATGGAAGTGGTTAGGCCTACCTGTTTGTGTCGGAATCGGCAGAAGTAAAACAGAAGCAAAAATTGCAAATCATATTGCAAAGAAAAACCCTGGCTTTAACAGCGTTTGTGATTTAGTGAATATGGATCCGTGCAATAAAGAATACTACTTTGCTCAAATAGATGTGAGTGAAGTCTGGGGCGTTGGTCGTAAGCACTCAAAAAAGTTGCAAAGCATGGGAGTTAATACAGTGCTTGATCTGGCATGTGCTGAACCACGAGAAATGCAAAAGAAATTTTCTATCGTCATGGCCAGAACTATTTATGAACTGCAAGGTATCTCATGCATTGAGATTGAACATACTCCCCCATCAAAAAAACAGATTGTTGCCTCTAGGTCTTTCGGTGGTCGCGTAACTGAATTAACGGATCTAAAAGAAGCTATCTCTATGTATGCTCAAGATGCTTGTAAGAGATTGCGCGATGAAGGGTTACTATGCGGATGTATGATTGCTTTTGTACAGTCAAATCCTTTCGATCCGAATGTTCCTTTCTACAACAAATCAATTACTGGTTCATTTTCAGAGCCTACTGATTGCGCGCTAGATTTTGTTAGAGCTGCGACAAGGATGTTGAACGAAATCTATAAAGAAGGAATTAAATACAAGAAATGCGGTGTTGTACTGACAGGTCTTGAGCCCAAATCTGGCCATACTTATGATCTTTTAACCGACTTTGAGCACATAGAGAAAAAGGAATGTTTGATGAAAGCTATGGATGGTATTCATAGTAAATTTGGAAAGAAAAAACTCAGTGTTGGTCCATGTTACGTGCCGGGTCGGAACTGGTCGATGTCGCGGGATAAGCTCACTCAAAACTATTTCAGTTGGGAAGGCTTACTTAAGATTAGTAAATAGTGTAAGTTGGATATTTTATCGGTTATTGAGGTGAAGATATGAGCATTTTTAAAATAGGTAATAACTCAAAGATTGGCACATTTGAATTCAAAGATAATATCAAAATCTCTGACTCAAATTCAGATGAAGGGTCTATGGCATCAATTGGCGATAATATTGAAATTGAAGATTTAAGAGTAAGCGGCAATGAACAACATACTTCTGAGAGCTATAAGACAAAGTGTATAGAATTAAGAAAAACTGTTCTTGGTGAGTTAAATGCTGCTATTTCAAATCTAGATAATGAGAACGAAAAAAAATCCTTACAAGCTTTAGTAATTAAAATGGAGCAGTTGCCTCAAAATATAAAGGGCCAGTGGTTTTTTGATAGGGCATTAGAAAACCTCAAAGAATTTGCAACTGATCTTGGAGCAAAGGTTGTTGCTGAAATTGCAATGAAGCATATGGGCTTTTAATTCCAAGCCATAGTTAAATAGCTTTAACCATTATGCTCATATTCACATTATTATTAATTGTATGAGTTGTGCATTCTGATAGCAGAATGCACAGCAAAAACCAAAACCTTCATATTGAAACGCGGTTAGCAATCCAGCCATAAAAGAATTGCTCCTGCGTGGGATTACGTTCACAGATTTCAATATAACGTTGGCCTTGCATGATATTAAGGACGCGAACCAGTACTTTCTCACCTTCTTTTCCACGTTTGGCCAGATAGGTTTTAAGCGCACCTAAAGTGTTAGAACCATACACACCATCCACGTCCAAATCTGCATACCCGGCTTTACCTTGATTGTTGAGCAAGTTTAGAGCACGTTGTAAAAGTGGTTTTGCAAAGTTGATACCACAGTTCACACCAGTGTCTAAAAGTTCTTCTGCTACAGCAGAGCTAATCGTATTCACTTGATCGAATCGCGGTAAAGTCCAATAGTTTTTTCGATAAATGGCTTTGGCAACCTCAAGCGGCAAATCTCTCATATTACCTTTAAATCCATTTGCTCGAGCAACAGCCTCGGTTATACCGTACTTTGTTGCACCGCCCCGATCAGCTGGGTTATTTACGTACCCGCCTTCACGCTTAATGAGTTCGTCAAGATATTGTTCAATGTTCATTTAACTTTTCCTTAGGTAATAAAAAACCGCCCGAAGGCGGCATTAACTGTTTTCAATGTCTTTTCTGGCATTCTTAAACTCTTTGATCACTTCAACGATCGTTTTACCTTCCTGTTTATCTATAAAATTAAAAATCCAACGGACTAAAGCCCAACCGGGTAAACCACAAACAAAGAAGAACCCACCTAGAGCAATCATCCCCCATACATCAGTAACCCATTCATGAAGTCCCCACTTCACAATAATGAATGAGCCGCCAGCCAAACTTGATACAACCGTACAGATCAAGCCCACTGCCCACTCTTGTGGTGAGCGTGGCATACGAGTCATTAATACAACTGCTGCAACCAAACCGACTGCTAAAGTCACCATGATTGCAACCCCATATAATTTTAAAAGTGCTGTAAAACCGCTAGTGGAAACTGGTTCCATAAATCTCTCCAGATATTTTTAGACAATAAAAAAGCACCCGAATTGGGTGCTCAAAGTTCTTATAAGGTTTAAAGGGTTTGCAAGATTTTCCCTCCATTAATCAATTGAGTTGTTAGCGGCGCCACCCCAACAATTGCAGGTCCACCCGGCCCCGGCTGGCCTTCAGTAGTGCCATGGTATTGCCAGTTCCATGTTCCATCATTGGTAGACTTGGTACCACGTTCGCCCCAGTTTCCACCATCACCTGATAATGGAGACCCATAACGGTCATTTTGGGTTCGGTAACCTTTACCGGGTACCGAAGCTTCAGCATCAGTGATTTTCATAACCAATAAATAACTCTCCAGATAGAGGCGATAATCTTGTGAGTCATTTGAAATCGGCTGTCCAGTCATGACCCGACCAAATGGTGCTCCAGCACCACCAGGAATTCCCTGAACCCCATAAGATGATCCAGTGTAAATACCACTTGGTGTTGCTCCACCACCTGAGCCGCCTCGAGCTAACGTCCCTCCATCGATAATCAGGTTTAGTTTGCTGTGTCGATTCAATAAACCGGGTGCTCCCTGAAACCCATCACGCCGGGTTTTGGTAAAATTGAAGTCTGAATCTTTTTCCCAATCTCCGTAAGCTAGATGTGGCAACCCGCCATCTCCACCACGTCCAACAACAGCACCTTTAATAGTCAAATTTACCACGAGATCAGGTGGGAACTCACCAGTATCAATAGCAGGTAATTCTGATGCAGCTGGAACGATATACTCTCGTTTTGCAGGACTAGACTTATAGTCGAATTTATAGACAAATCTGGTTTCCGGTCGATAAGAACTTGAACTTGAAACCAGTGCACCTGCTTCAACTACAAAACTGATTTCTCCAGTCGTTGGCAAATCCCCTCTTTGCATCTGATATAAACGCGCCAGATTAATATCCAACTGGTCATATCGAATGTAAATCGGTGAATCATCTACTGGCACATCAATAAAGTCCTTGTCATTGAGGTAATAACGTTCATCGTAATTAATTGCAGTAATGGTATTAGAGAACTGGTCAGCTGGTTCTCTTTTTGCAACCAGATAAGGCAATGAGCCTTTGGTATCGTCATTAACCACCGTATAGATAGTATTCACAAAATCATCAGGACTAAGCTTTAAGGCCCCGTTCGGTAAACGGCCTAAAACCACCTTGTTCTTGGCAGATCCAGCGGTAACAGGAATAAGGTCCACTGTGCCATCCCCCATTTGCAGATAGATCACATAGCTCTTGCCTGCAATGAAATCTACATCATGGCTTAAGGTGAGGATTAAACCCTCTTGCTGTACCACTTCCCCGCTTTGATGAATACCATTGCGATAATCTGCTACGGCAATACGGTCACGTAGCACAAGCAATTCAGACTCAGGCGCCGCATCAAAGGTGATGGATTTACGTTGAAACCGAAGCTTGTTCCAGATCCGGTACGCATTAAAATGAGCTTGCCACTTGTTTCGCACCCCAACTGATTTCACTTCTTTCGGGTTCTTTGCTCCTTTGTCTGGCAAATAGATATTGATACGACTATCGTCGGTCGGATCAGTGTATTCATAGATCAGTCCATCGTAGTCATCCATTACACCAAAGGTCAGATCATGCTTGTAACTATCCGGAATGATATTCCTGAAATTAAACAGCATTACCGAGTTATCAGTTGGCCGTTCAAAATAAAGCTTGAGCTTATTATTTTGACGATATGCAGTACAAAACACTGCATCACAAAGATTGGTAACCAGCTCTTCAAAAGATAGGTTTGTATCATCAATAGTGGTGCAGAACTCTGCCGCTAGTGGTGTTCCAAAATAATCAACTACATTGTTATAAGTTCGGTAGATATTTTCCAGATCTATTTCGTCGATCGTACGGCGACCAATCTTGTCATCAAGTGCCATTGAAACCAGTGCATCAGCAAAGCTTGATGTTGGAAATAGCTCTGTCGTCATTGCGCCGTTTTTATAAGTCGGCAACATCCGCTGAAGATCAAAATTGATCTTACGTGACTTAACAGATAAAGCTCCAGTGGTTGCATATGTACGTGCACGGAAAACCGTTTCATGCTCATACGTTGTGCTTTGTAATGGATATGCACCATATAGTGCTTGCCACTTCACATCATCTACTACCGTTGTAACCGCCGGTGTTGGTGTTAAACGGCGTGCGCGGACACTACAGCGACCTTGAAATGTCACCATATCCAGCGTTGCACCAACTGTCTGACGTGACTTTGCTGAACCCTTTAGGATGATCTGCTTCAGCATTGGATTGCCAATGGCTGCACCCGATTCATTTACCGGCGTTACTTCTACTTCAATCGTGACGTTTACAGCTCCCTGATTTCCACCTGAAGAAACGGTATAAAGTCCATTGGTGGCCACAAAATTACACAGCACCCGACTTCGTTCGACATTGTCTAGAATGAATGGCCCAATCCACTTCTCGCCAATAGATGAAAGCTTTGGAGATAAAGCACCAGTTTGCTGATTTGATAATTCCTTTAGCTTTAGCCAATTGGGGTTTACCGCAGCCGGATTAGACAATGCCATACGGTCATCAGCTACCGATAGAACGCTATATGTACCATTTAAATCATAAGTCTGGCCGTTGTAAGTAAACGAAGCATTTGTGATTTCTACCCGGTCATTACTAACAAATTTAGTTGTTAAATCAGTATTGTTTGCAGATGCTCGCAGGATCTCGTTTGGATATGCAAAATGAAGGTAGTTCGCACCTTCTAAAGACTGTGTATCTGCTGGACGGAGAACTTGGCCATTAACAGAGGTTTGATGCTGAACCGTTAAGGGTGGAGTTGTAATTTCGGTACCAAGCGAGAAATATGGCTCACCCGAGACAATATCGACACCTGGTCGATAGACTTCTACCGATGCACCGGCAATATCGACAATATTGGTTTCACCGTCATAAGCTCCATTGATTTTATAGTGTCCACGACCAATACAGCCCACTACATGCTCAACTTCAACGTTATTTTCATATACCTTGTAAGGTACTGCGATTAGGTCGGGAGTATTCCACCCAGCTCCATAGTTATCAGCAATACGACCATTCACCCGGATCTTGTTTTCACGGTTAGAAAGTTCATTGTTTGCCGAAGAAGACTGGTTAGTATTTTGAGTAGTCTGGGCTATCGATGGAGTCGGCATTAAAAATGCGATCGCAATACTAATCACAATCGAAACAATAGCAGCGACCCATTTTGGGTTCTCAACTACGATAAAAGTACCCGGTAAGAAATCAAGCTGCTTTAACTCATAAGCATTCTTCGGTGTGACTTCGTTCGCAAATGAAATTTCCGCATGATCCATATTGCTTGTGGTATGAAAGATACGGACATGCTCAGGCATATGTTCATATTTTGAAGTGAGCCATTGCCCAATGGTTTGAGCCTGCTCAATTGTCTTTTCTTCAGACAAAGCGTCTTTTTTATAAATAACTTTAATCATAATAACTGACCCGATTAAATCCCATTCCCATCACAACCTCTTCAGGCAAATAAGTGACTCCGCTTTCCATGAGGTGAAGAATCTTTTGCCCACGAAAAAGCCCCACATGCGGGGGCTTATTTCTTTGTCTCGGATGGAAGGCGACTATGCAGCCTTCCTTGGGCATGGGTAGCGGATTTAAAAGTTTTAACCGTGAAGATAAAAAAGTAATTTTGCCCTTAGGCTGCATAAAGAGTTCAAGCGCTTCCGCCCGATCTATGCCGTATAGGTCCATTGCAGCTTCATGAACAAAGTGAACACAGTTGTAGTGATCCTCGTCATATTGCCTATCGAGCAAATGATCATGACTTTTCATATAGCCCCCTTCAAACCACTAAAGCGATCCAGTGCAAAAATGTCCCCAGTTTTAGTGGTATTTAATCGTGGTGATTCAGCCTTGAATGTCACAGCTTTATGGTTCATGGCGACACTTGAGAGTTGTAGTCCGAGTAAATAAAACATTGGAGAATTCAGATTGTCTGAACTGTAAATCCGGTAATTTACTGTTGGCTTTACATCGGGATATTGGCCTTCGATTACCCGTTCAAACTCATCCGGCATTACATCACCTAAACCAGATATAGAGACTGTTAATGTCTGGTCCAGATCACCCAACATTCCGGATCTTTGAATAGATGCTGGCAAAAATTCATAATAGACCTGACCGGATCCCTCCTTATGTTGAACATAAACACCTCGGTCATCATTACGGACTATTCGGTATGTATTCATAAAAGAAGGATGAGAAAGCTCAATACACTCCAATTGATAGACATCAACTTTCCGATTGAAAAAGAATTTGGCATATTCGTTATCCATTAGACCTCCCAATCCTTAATCAAAGCTATATCGGCCGTAAGGTTAGGCTGGTTTTGAACAACTTCGAGCTGTGCATTTACCCGGTAAAGGTTGCCATTCACCTCATTGGTCTTGAACGAGTTCGGAATGAAGTTACACAGGTATTGCTGACGTGTTCCCTGATCAATGACCAGATCCGCATAGAATGAGGCTGGCTTATTCTGGTAGACCCGCCAGAAAGCCATCATTTTATTAAAATCGGATTTACTTAAATTCCAGTTCACATCGACAATATGACTATTACGTTTTACATCGATGTAATAGCGACCACGACCGCCATCCATCTGCTGACGTTTCACATCATCACCCGGTGTTACGCCATAGCCGCTGGTCTGAGGATTTAGCTTTAACTTGTACATAACTTTCCTTCAGGTAATAAAAAACCGACCTCATAATGGGTCGGTATAAAAGTATCTTTAACAACTAAAGTCTTGATATTTCTTCAGATATCCGACTAGATTCATGTAAAATATAGTTTATTAATTTATTTGAAATCGTTAGGTGAAGATGATAGTCAGCTGTTGTTCTAAACCTCTTTAATTTTTGTATTCGATTTTTGATTTCAGCAGCTCTTTTCTGAATCATTACAGACGTTGAACCCGCAGGGTAACCACTAAGTCTGCTATAGACTTTTTCATGAGCTCCACATTTTGTGTTTGTTACTGGCCATAATAGTCGTTGTTCTAAATGATGCCGGACTTCATAAAAAGCATGGTAATAAGCACGCCCTATAATATTCCTTTTGTGGCATTCATCATATTTTGTGGCATTACCTAATAGCTCATAACAGTAATTTAGCGTATCTGTAGTAGCCATTTTTCAATCCACGCCCACTTCATAAGGAATAAGAAAATATGAAAGTTTATTCAGTTCATCAATTAAGCCCTCATCATAGCATTTACTAAATATTTCTGAATTCATAGCGTCAATCTCATCAAAACTTCTATCGACATAAAGCAATATTAAAAATTCATCATCAATAAAACTATATTCATATTTTCGGCACCGAACATTCCTTGAGTTAAAACATTTAAAAAGAATTGAACCGATATGTTTCAAGACTCTAGAATCAATTTCTAGTTTATTTTTAATTTCAAAAAACTGAATAAATTCATTAAAGTCTTCCTTTTTAAATCTTTTATAATAATTTAAATCATCATTTAAAATTCCATCTAGAAAATAAGTTATAGGTTTGAAGTCAATAGGAATAAAACTTTCTAAGGGTAAATTTTGTTTACTACACAAACTTATAATTTTATCAATATTTTCATTAGCACTAGAAAAATCTACTGAGCTAAGAAAAACAAAATAAAGATTCGATAAAATCGATACACTATTGCTAATTTTCAGTACTTCTCGAGCGTATTGATGCGCAAGAACAGGATTATCAAAATACATTTCAATAATACTATTGCTTAATAAAAACCAATCTAGTGGCTCAGTTTCTTTAATATCATTAAGCAACCGTTTACATCTAAAATACTGAAATTCACTTATCGATCCAGTAGGAACAGCAGAGTTAATAATATCGGTTACTTCTGATGACTTAGTTTTAGGAACTGGAGGAAACATAAGAATATTCACCAATTTTTTGAAATTTTGTCCTAATTTATTTAAAAAAGCTACCTCTAAAGGTAGCTTTTAAATTAACGATTCCGTCTTGCTGTCGTATTCTCAGTCAAAGACCGACTAATGGTTGAGTTTGGATTTGCGATTTGGTCACTTACAAGTTTCGGTACCTTTCTTGGAAGCTGCTTATCCAGTTCATCTGTAACAATGATCCGGACTGTTTGCTCATCCAGTTGTTCAGCTTCAACTGTCGCTCCACTCACCTGATTAATCACTTCAATTTTGAAATTGATTGTCGGTGTAGAAGGTTCAATTGAAGGCATAATCTCAGCTTGAGGTCGAGAAGTTTGACTTATCGTGAAGTCTTGAACATCCTCAAGATTTGATCGATCTTGAACTAAACCATTGGATGAGAAGTAGACCTTGCCATCATGGAATAAGTCAGAATTTGCCGAAGAAGCTAACTTAGGTGTGTCTCTATTACCTTTATAGATAATCTGAGTATCTTGAACCGGTTGATTAAAGATGTCAGCTTGCTTTTGGCTTTCTATAAAGGCATTAGAACTCATCAATGCACGGCGCATGACACTATCAGCCGAGGCATTGTTATTGAGAAAAGCTTCAGGGTTTGCACTCTTACGCATTTTCTCAACTAAACCAACACCGCCCCATCTTTTAATGTCTTCTTGGGACCATACAATCTCACCTTTGTGCACAGCTCCAGCAACTTCATATTTCCCACCTCGACCAGTGTAACCACCGTCAGCAAAGCCTTGATCTTTGATTGCACGGATGTTTGCAATAATGCTAGCGCCTTGAGCAACTGCTCCAGCAATTAATGGAATGTTAAGAGGAAAACCAGCTTTTGAAGCTGCTGCAATATTTTGCTGAATCGCAATACCAGCAGCTGCAATGGCATAAGCTTTATCAGCGGCGAACATGATCTTATATGCTTTAGATTGCTCTCCAAACATTGAACCAAACATCGATGTGAGTGAACCCATCATTTGGCCACCAAATGCAATTTGGGTGTTCAAACGATCTTGCTGATATTTATCTTCAATATCCTGAACATTCTTTGCATGTTCAGCAGCAATCTGATTACGTTGGTCCTGAGCAGCTTGAATGATAGCTGTTTTCTGATTTTCGTAATCCTGTTGCTTAATGAGCCCTGCTTCCATTTGTGCATTTAGATTATCTAACCCATTTTTTTCATCAAGATCAGTAGCAGCAAATTGACTATCTGCTAAATCATTTGCAGCATTTAAACGGCTAAACCGCTCCTGATCCTGTCTGAAGAACTCGCTGGTACCATTCATATCAGCCTGAATACCACCCCAGTTTTGAACAGCGTTATTCACCTTATCGCGAGTCTCTTTATCCTGATTGGCTTTAGAGAATGCGATTAGCTTTTGCCGCTCTTTAATGGAAAGTTTAGTATTCTTAAGAATTTCCTCCCGTTCTAGTCTGTAACGTTCCTGCATGGCTTGCGTTTCCGAAAGCAATGATAAACGTGCCTGAAATAAACGCTGTTCCTGAGCTAGTTTTAATAACCCTAACTCTTGCTGTTTTTGCTGTTCCAGCAATTCAACGGCTTGCTTCTGCTCAGACTTACTTAATTCAATGTCATGAGCTGCATTGAACTTTTTACGGTTAAAGCTCTCCTCAAGTAACTGCTCCTCGGTTTTCTGGAACTCCTTATAGTCTTCCAGTTTGCTTCTAATTGCTTGTTTGGCAATAGCCACATCATTATCAGCACGGCGCTGTAATTCTGCCTTAATTTCAGCTGTTCGTTCTGGTGAGAATCCTGCCTTATCAACGTCTTCCAATCTAACTTTCAAATTATTCTGGATTCGCTGTACTTCAGAAGCTACTTCATTTTCAAGAGAGCGCTGAGCATCTAATTGACGATCAAGTTGAGACTGAATGTCACCTGCTGCTTTATCACTTCCCTTACTCGCACCACCTTTCACCTTGCTCTGCATCTTTGGAGATTGATGAAGCAACTTAAGAGATACACCATCCTCAAAGAGCACTTCACTGACATAACCACCACCCTTGCTGTCATACCATGTCTTGATATCTTTCACAGCAACATTGGTCGTGATTGGTGTTCCTTCAGGCATTGAAAAATCAATACCCTTATGAAATGAAGAAGCCCCTTTAGTTGGGGCTTTTCGTGGACCATAATTAGAACTGATCTTGTAGGAAGTTAAAGGTTTTCCTCCCGCCTGTAATCGAGCCAGATGTTCATTAGAAACTTTCTGGCCAGACATCGAGCCGCCATATCGAACGTCAAGATGAGGTCCAGTACCAATACCGGATTGACCGGAAATACCGACCAAGCGTTTAGTAAGTTTTGCTTGTTTTTCAATTTCCTGCGTCTGCTTTCTTTTAGCTTCAGTTAATTTATCTTCTCGCTCCTGTTGTTCTTCGATGATCTTGAGATTTCTAAGTGCGCTATCAATTTCATCTTTAGACAAAATTGCACTCATTCCTTTAGCTTTTTGCAGTTCTAAAATGGCATTAGCTTGAGCAACAGTGTAACCTTTATCAAGCCAACCTGATTTATAGATTGAATCAATAACGCTATCTTTTTGCTTGGCTTGATAATCTTGCAAAGCCTTAGTTGCCTTTTCTGCTTCAGTAGCAGTATTTCCTAAAGCATCCGCTTGTTTTTGATGCTGAATTGCCGCATTTTGTGCTTCATTACCTCCAAGTTTCACTTCAACTCTTAATAATTTAAGTTTCTCAGCTGATAAACTTGCTTTAGATGCATTGTCATCATACTGCGCAGCCTGTTTTTTCAGATTTTCATATAGATCTGTAGGCAACTTAATTTTATTTAGACGTTCAATGGCTTCTGTATAGCTGATAGTTCCAGTTCTCGCTTCTTGGGAAATTTTTTCAACCTCCCTATTTCCTCGTGCATAGTTCTCGATATCAATTAATGCAGACCCTACAGCACGCGATGATTTCTCTAATGCTTTATTTTGTGCATTAAAAGCAGTAGTTAAATCATTAACTGCTTTAGCCTTATCATTGCCAGTTAATTTTTTTAACTCCTCATCAGCTTTCTCAGCAACTTTAGCTTGTTCAGCAAGCTTTTGCTTTGCCTCCTCTGCCTTATTATTAAAATAAGAATAGGCTGCCGCTAATCCCATTACTCCTAATGTTGCAACTCCAGCCCACCCACCAATTAATCCAAACGCCCCTTTAGCTAGTCTCCCTGCAATTGAAGTTGCAGTATTTAGCTTAATTTGAGCTGCTGTTTGTGCATTTGTAGCAGCAGTTACTGCTGCCTGTGCTTGTGCGTATCGAGTTGCTGCCGCTGTTGCGCCAAATTTAGCTTGGGTTTCTGCATTTGTTGCTCGCACATTCGCGAGATGAGCTTTTGCTGCATTCAAAGCAGCGGTAGCTTCTGCATATTCTGCTTGAGCATTTAATACAGATGCTTGGCGGCTCGCTAAAGTTGAAGCCATTCCCTCTTTAATAGCAGCGCTCTTCATCAAAATTGCACGAGTGATATATCCAATACCAACTACTAAAGCCCCATCAGCAATTAAATCTAAATTACTTGCAAGAGTTTGAACTGATCCAGCTAATACCTGTGCCGCACCACTTCCCTTACCTGCTTCGCCAACAAATTTTGTGATCTCGTTGTTTAGGAGTGTGAGAGACTGCCCGATTGTGATATCTGTTTTAGCAAAAAGAGCATCAACATCAGATTCTACATTTCTAAGCGCTTTTACAATTTCTTGTGAAGTAATTTTTCCTTCAGCTGCTACTGAACGTAATTCACCTACAGTAATACCCATACCTTTAGCAATAGCCTTTGCTAGTGCTGGGGTTTGCTCCATTACAGAATTAAGTTCTTCTCCACGCAACGTTCCACTAGCCAAGGCCTGCCCGAACTGAACTAAAGCTGCATCAGCAGCTTCTGCGCTTGCACCACTAATTGCTACAGCTTTAGAAACTGTTTCAGTTAAACGTGCTGTGTCATCCATTGTGAGGTTTAAAGTTTTGGCATTATCACTAAAACGCTGGTAAACCTGTAACACAGAATCCCAAGCTGAATAGGTTTTTTGAGCAATTCGGAAAGTGTCTTCCGTTGCTTTATTTAGTTCAACTTGATTGTTAGTGACTAACTTAAGGCGATTTTGTAATCCAGTATATGTATCCATCTTTGAAATGGCTGAACCTACTGTTAATAAACCAGCCATGTGTCCAGCTAAAGCTCTGGTGGCTACAGACAAGCTGTCCATAGACTTAGATGCAAACTCACCTTTACGTTCAATGCTTTCCAGTTCATTGCCTAGATTTCGCGCATTACGTTCAGCATTTTGCGAATCAATAACAATGACCAAACGGGATTCTTGTGCCATCTTACTTTTCCTCTAGGCAATAAAAAAACCCGCTTGCGCGGGTTTCATTTCTTTTACTTACTTCAAAGCTTTACTTAACAGTATTTACTTGATCTTTAAAGCGTTTTAATGCGTGGTAAGCCTTACTATCCTTAGAACCATCAATAATCGGATTTTCGATTAGTCCCTTGCTAGTATTAACTCGAATCCAAGCTCTTTTTGAATTAAGAATTTTATCCACTACGGTTAAATCAGTAACAAATACTTTGCTAGACTCCAATAAAGTACCAGTTGAAAAATCCGTTAAAGTGTTTTCTCTTAATTTGATTATTTCTCCATCAATATTCAAATCAACAGAGTTTATAGAAACGATTGAATTTATAACTGATATCTTTAACCCTACAAGATTCGGGTTATTGCTTAACCAAATCGCGCCTATTAAAGGACAAACCATTTGATCACATGCAACACTATGCCCATCAATAAAAACTCTTTTTGATCCATCAAATCCACTTGTAGTTACTTTAGGTGCCAACCCAGATGTTGTAGCGCACCCCACTAATCCAAGACTTAATAGACCCGCAGCCAATAATTTTTTCATGAATTTCACCGTTTGTTATAAAGTGTACTAACTTTAACAAACTGGTTACTAAATGTCACATGAAGAAAACCCGCACTTGGCGGGTTCTTAATTCTTTTAAGCTTGCATCTCGTCTTCTTCGAATGGGAGCAAAGGCGTAATCTTTTGCTTCAGCTCCTCAACCTTACTTAATGCTTGAGGTTTGTACTGCTTACCAACCAAACATAATGTTCTTCCAGCATTTGAAGCAATTTCAGTAAACTTCTCAAACTCTAATACAGCTCTGTTGAATTGGTTCATTAATCCAAATGCTGTTTGTCGCAATGCTTTTTCACAGTTAATAAAATAACGTCTTGCAACCCGACCTTGTTCATTGTTTTCAACCATTGACAGCTCTTTAGCCATATCAATAGTTAATATGTATTCTCTTGAAGAACGCCCACCATTAGGTTTTTTGGGGTTTACCAAAAAACTAATATAGTCTTCATTTTCAATAAATTTATAGGTCTTAATCCGTTTTTTTATCCATGTGGCAAACATTTCCCCAGATTTAAGCCACTTATGCAATTCACGTGCATCAACAGAAGGCTGAACCTCTCCGCCAATATCTCTATCAACAACTGGAATTAAAGTTTCTTGGTTAATAAGCATATTCATGACATTAGCCCTCCATTGCCCTTAGAGATTTTGTTCTTATTACTTGCATCAAGAAGTAAGTCAGCGAACCCTTGCATATGGCTTATAGCTAAAACTTGTTCGCTAAGCGATTGTATTAACCAGCCAACATCATTAAATGTTCCTAACGGTATTTCTTCATTTGCGTTGGCAAGCAACACACCAATAGCACTTAATCCCTTTAAAACTGGAAGGTTTGCATTTTCCGCAGCACGGCCTACAGATTTTAGAAAATTTTCTTCATCTGCCGAAACAGAACCGTTTTGATCTGTTACTTTCTCAAGAATCTCAATAGGAATGGTTGGCAGTAGATCGGTAATATCTAGAACCTTGTCTTTATCAAATTCGAATGGTATATTTAGCATAGTTCGTTATCCTTTGTGATGACTTCAATTAAGCCCAATCCGCCAAGATCACGGGCTTTTTTGTTGTCTGTTGATTTCATGCTTTCGCATCCTGTTGTTTCTGTTCTTTTAGCCAGTCTTCTATGATTTGATTTAACTGAGCCGTTACCGATCGACGATTTTTCTTTGCTACCTCCTTTAATTCACTTACTGTTTCATGTGCCATACGAACGTTCATTTGCTTATCATGCCTTGTCATTTTTACCTCCAATAAAGCACCTTTGCTATATAGCATTTTTACTTTATAGCACTCTTGCTTCATTGTGTAAAGCACTTTTGCTATATATGATTAGTTAATTGTCAATTTGCGGTATATGGTCCATGGCTAAAGATTATTCTCAAGTGAATTTTAGAATGCCTAGCAAGCTCAAAGAATTATTAGAAGAGAAGGCTAAAGACAATGAAAGATCTTTAACTGCTGAAATAGTTGCAAGACTTGAAGAAAGCCTTGATATAAATGAGAAAATCCCAACTGAAGTTATGAAGCTTATAGATATGAGCAATAAGAATTTAGATCGCGCAACTGTTTTAATTGAAAAACTAATGGCACGAATTGAAGAGCTAGAAACAAATAAACCCGCTGATTAGGCGGGCTTTTTTGTAGAAAGACAACTCTCTATTTTTCTATCCTCATCAAGTATTTTTCAACTCTTTGCATCAATTCCAATAGTTCATTGTTCTTATCTAAAAGTCTCTTTTGCAGTTCCTTTTTTTCACGCATGATGAAATAGGGTTCTGCATGAGTAAGGTTCTTCATCATGCTTTCCTTTGTAGGTGAATTACCACTTAACAAAAAAAGCCCGACATTCGACCGGCGGCCCTTACTCAAAGAGTGAGAAGTATGAGACATCAATTTATCTTTGATTTTTGCCAAATGCAATATAGATTTCTATTTTTTACTCGCTTTCTTATGTGCCTCATCCAAAAACAAATTATCCAATGCAAAAATACAGTCATTAAAAATATGAGCAGCCACTGGCAAATCATTATGCTCTGCATAGACATTGATTGCCTGTTGATCTAAAGATAATGGGATACCCTGCTCATATCGTCGGGATCTGCAAATAGTGCTAAATGCCGAAAGAATGGAATCAGCCGCATAAGAATACTCTGGCGGATCAGGAATACGACCACCTAAGAACTTGATTTGTTCGATTTCGTGCGGCGTTTTCGACGCATACGTTTTTTGGTATTTGTAGAGATCGATGACTTTCCCAGAATTAAAGCCTTGTCCTCGTCTGCGTCTTCCTGAATCTTCTGAGCCTGTTCTTTAATGAATAGCCAGATTGAAATACCAATATCACCCAGATTAAGGAGCTTTGAGGCATTCTCAGGTGTATAGGGCTTTTCAGATTCAACCGTTTTACCGTCTACGATTTCGGCAAATACCACACCTTTCCAGTCTTCAATTAAGTGGGCAGCACACGCATCCATTAACAATTCATGGTAAAGCTTGGCATTTTCATCTTTGACCATCACATCATAGCCTTTAGACGAGATCTGGTTACCTGCTCGTTCAATCGCTACCTGAAAAGGCTTATATGCGATACCACGGACTTTGAACTCTGCCTGTACCTCTCCATCAACCCCTTTGTATTCACACCATTTTGATACGTCTGAGCTTTTAATAATTCCGACTTTTAAAGCCATAGCAACCTCTAATTTTTAGAAATAACAAAGCCCATGGGATTCCATGGGCTTTGTTACTGAATAAGTTGATTACACAAGAGCACGTACAATTGTTGGACTAGTACGCACTTGGGCAAAATTGATATCTATTGTAATGATGTCATCACCACCACCATCCGGGTGATTTGCTTCCTTAACTTCAAGTTGCGGGAAGTTAAACGAGTACTTACTTCCTTTGGTGTCTGTAATATCGAAGGTCAATGTAAATACATCACGGGTTTTAATAGCATCTATCCAAGAAGCAGATGTTGCTGAAAACATGAAATTAGCATTTACGCCAATATCCATCATTTTCTCTAAGTAAAACTCAGGCGTGTACTTACCAGAACCGATACAACGGATCGCTTCCAGATTATTACTAAAGTTGATGGTAAGTGTCTGCAGACAAGCTTTACCCTGAATTGATTGACCATTAATAAGTAGCTTTTCAACGTTTGGCATACTCACCAGAGGGCGAGTCGATGCTGGAATAGGATTTGTAACAGGATTAACCTGCTGTCGCGTAAATGAGCTACCTACTAAACCAAAGTTACCAGTGATTTTGCCTGTGGTCTGTATCGTCATTTCACCTGTATTCACTTGAATACCGCGATAAATAAAGACTTGACCAATATCTTCAAAGACTTTTACCAAGGTAAGAGACTTACGTACTCCACCACCAAAACTTAAAGCATTTGCAGCCCAGTTATTGAAAGCGAGAACATTTAAGAATAAGTCAAAGGTACCTAGTGATAATTCAAACTCTAGTTGACCAGTTACTTCGGCTTCCGTTACAACAGCGCCTTGGCGAAAACGTGAATCAACTACTTCACTGCTATCTTCAGTAGTAACATTTTCAGTCAAACTATCAGTAACACGGCGAACGGTGTACCAGACTGGATTTGCAGGAGTTGTTCCTAAAACTGCTTCCTCACAAGCATATAATCGAATTTTTGCGCCTGAACTCATTTATGGTTCTCCAAAATTTAGGCAATAAAAAACCCACTTTTTAAGCGGGTTATTAAAGTGTTTCGTCTGTGTCTGAGATTTCTGGCGGTTCTACCCCAACCATTGCAGCAGCTACAGCTTCAGATAAATTATTGGGCTGGAAATCAACAGGTGTTTCAGTTTGAAAAATTTCAGGCTCTGGTTCAGGTTCTTCATGCAAGCGAATATCAATCCAGCGACCTTCTGGAATATCTATAGGTAATTCCAAGTCTGCAACAACTGCAGCAAGTTCAAAATCAAACTTACGTTTATAAGTCTTAATAGATAGATCACCGTTTTCCAATGTGTCATACACCACAGCTACGATCGTGTTTCCATTTGCGTCTTTGGGTACTTCGATGTACCAACCTTCTTGGGCAAAGCCTAAAGAGCCTTTAAGTAAATAATCGCCTACATCAACTTTCTTAAATTCAATCGGCTGTTTTTCTGCATCACTATTGAGTTCGATATGGTCGTTAAACAACTTAACTACTGGTGAGGCTGATTTTAAGAATCCGTTTGCATCAACTGATGTATTGAAGCTGGTCTTTAAATGCCCCCATGTAGACCAAGCATCAGATCCCGCACCATAACGGTAAGACATTTGATGACCAGAGACACCTTTAAATAGTTGCCATGAATAAGTACCAATCGAATCATTCGCTTGGTAACCCATAAGGGTTCCGTAACGCATTGGCATTAATAGAGGATTTGATGTACTTCCCCCTTGCCAGTCACCATGGGAGATGTTCACTAAACGATTTAGACCCAGAACCGTTACCCATTGTGAAACTTGTGTTTTATCAAAAAGAGAAGCTACAACGTTTGCTGAATAACCCAAAACACCTGCATCACCCAAACCTAATGCAACTTTCGCACTAATTGCGGAGTTTCCACCCGTTCCACCTTGCGCAACTGAAAGTGGAGTAGCTAAACCTTTCATTTCAGTAATGTCAGTATTTACACCTTTTTCAGCAGCACCAAGATTATTTCGCGCTTCTGCTGCAGTGGTTGCCCCTGTACCACCTTGAGAGATTGCTGCAGTTCCTTGAACTTGTGAAAAGTTAGGGCTTAAATTGGGAATGCCGGAAGCGAATGGCAGCATAAATTGCCGCTTGCCCTGAGCTGAGTTCAACTGGAACGGTCGATGGTCCCAATTAAATTTAAATACAAGATTTGCCATTATGCTGTTACCCCGTCAATCACTTGGAAAGTCAAAGTTTCAGTGTGCTGTGTAGTGCCACTCACCACAGCTTTAATATCCATCTGACATAAACCAAGTGGCCATGCTGCTGTGCTTGCTCCAGATTTCACATTAAGCCAACCCTTTTGTGTGCTCTGGCTTAATGCTGCACAAGTCAAGGTAGCCACAGCTGCTCCATCAGCTAAACCTTTAACCTGTGAAGTAAAGGTGTAACCAGTTAGATCAATTGCACGGCGTACATCATCTGGTGGATATTGCAGGGCTTCATCCAAATCAACTAGCTGAAGATTTAAGTTGAAAGTGTCACCACGCTTAAATACAAAATTGCTCATAAGTGATTCCTATAGACATAAAAAAACCACCGATGAGGTGGTAGTGAATAAGGCATAAAAAAACCGCTTCTTAGCGGTCATTTAATTAAAGTAATTTAAGGTTTGTAATCTAAATCAACACTTACTCCAGTAACTACATTATGTTTAGTTCCACCAAGACTATTCACATTGGCCAAGCGTATATTCACATCGGAAACACATAGCTTGTTTTCAGATTGCCATTTGCTCAACTCAACAGACATAACATCTTCAAGATGTCTTTCCAGTTCTTGCCGTTTAATTTCGATTTCTTCTAAAGTCAGCATACATGACATATCAATTCACCTTATACCCAATGGTCACATTATACTGAATGAAATCAGCATCTTGGCCGACAAAAATTGATTGTCCTTGCAAACATTCTAGATGATCGATTGAGTAATATTCAAAATGGGCAAGCAAAGCATCACTCAGTTTTGTGATTTCCATTATTCCTGAATTGGGACGAGCAAAGCATTGGACCATAATATTACCGGTACGGCGTGTACAAGGATTATCAGCAATGCCTGAAATAAAACTTGGACCGCCCGCAATCGTTAAGCGACACCACAAACCTTCCTTAGGCACCGTAAAGCCTGGTAAATTTGGATACTGGATTCTGTCTTGAGTAATACCTCTAAAGCTTTGCATGCGATCAATAATAGCTTGCCTTGTTTGCTCTAAAGTCATTGCCATCTTAACCACCGTACTTTTGAGAAATAAAGTTATACGTGAGGCCATAAATACCTTGCGGCGCTTGATCGGACCAACCGTTTTCCAAGCGCTCAGCATAAGGCTGGTTGTTCTGTATATAGACTAAATTACCCAATTTAATCTTTACAGCTTGAATAGCAGCATCTTGAATTGGGTTAGTTTCAGGTCCACGGACACCATAATCACCAGATCCAATTGAAACGATATGCGAAGCACGATAAGCGCCAGTATCAACAGGACTTGAAACCACTAAAGACTGAACAGCATCCATTGTAATTTTCTTTACCTTTTCCTCTGCTGTTTTAGCCACATCAAAACTAAATTCAGTTGGCTTTTTCCCCTTCCATCCCATCATTCACCTCGCTTTCTTCATACATTTTAAAAAGGTCTTGAGCGATCGCCTGAATTGAATAAGCTTCAAACTCAGAGCTCGGTTCTCGTTCTCCCATTAACTTCTTAACCTTCTGCCAAACATGTACAGCTTCATGTAAAAGCAAACCATATATCTCTATTAATTTCCTTTCTGAAGTATCGCCCAACTGAACAACTGCATAAGAACCATCGGAATAGAAATCAACTTGAGCGGCTGCACTTTCAACAGACAAGAACTTATCAACGTTATTCATGTCCTCGAATAACAAATCCATGTGAAGCTGATTTCTGGCAAGCGTGTATTGAACATGTTGGAAAGGTGAGATATGCCATAAAGGTACGTAATCTGTGCTAACCATGGTCTACCTTTTAACTTAGCAAAGGCATTTCAGTTGCCTCTCTGCCATCAAATGCATTATGAATAAAAATGCCATCCACATATTCGGGATGGCATTCGCAGTGAAAAAATGAATGAGGTTTTAAATCATCATCAGGTACAACCTGAAAGCTGTCATAGACCTCATGTGCAGTCCAAGTCATAATTACTCCAATAAAAAACCCACCGAAGTGGGAATCATGATGAAACTTGTAACGGTTTAAGTTTTCTAAATACTTCCATAATTCTTGTATAGTGGATTTCATTTTCTTTTGCGTATTTATCCAAATCAGTTTTTAATTCTTCTTTTCTAGAGAGTGATTCTGTATCTAAAAATTCAGCAATTGCATCATATTCAATTACAATTTCAATTTGTTTAAATAAACTCAGATACAAACCCAAAAAATCACCATCTAACTTCTTAATATTTTCCTTAAAACTTATAGCTTGATCATCTACTGCATCAATTTCATCTACCTTTAAGAAGAGATTTGCTACATCTCTATGGAATTGCATTTGCTGTTCATTAAACTTTTCTACATCTGCTTTTAATCTGGGGTTAAGGTTATAAAATGATAAAAAATCAGTAGTTACTATTCTTAATATCTCCTCACTCAATTTCTCATTTTTCACAGCTACATGTTGTTCTCTCCAGTCATTGAATAAAACAAATGCTGCAATTGGAGCAAGAAATGCTGCACCTATTGTGAATGCATCTTTTAAAACATCGTATGCTTGCTTTTTATCAAGTAAATAATGATTCCATGGAAATGAACTTAAAATAATAAAACTAATTAACAAATAGCCTATTACTCCACCACCAACGAAATAACATACTCGTTTAATTTTATCTTCTAATTTTCTACTGGCCATATATCCCCCTAATTTAGAAGGATATTAGAACAAGTATTTAAACCTTCCTCAACTGACATTTCCAGATTGTACTGGCCGGATCTTGCTGAATATGAATAACTCGAAATGAGCCTAAAGCTGTTAGCCATTCATCATCAATTTTAGGTGTCATGGACACTTCATTTTGAAGCACGGTAGCCTTCTTATCTGTGGCCAGGACTCCAAGCGTCTGAATCTCATATTGACTGTAAGAGCCAAACAGAACACCACGGCCGGAATAGTTTTCTTTAACTTCAACATATGTTTCAGTTTTAGGATCCCAATTAGTTTTTGAGATCCGCTCACAAGTAAATGAATGAACGGCGTCCGCTAAATCTGCATTAAATGCTTCAGCAATATCTGCCTGAATTTCGTCACGTAAGCCCATATCATGCCCTGTAAAGTGGTATGCCAAAGCCATTAAAACTTGCATTTGGATCTTTCAAATCAAGTGAATCAATAAAATCAATTGCTATCTGTTCAAAGCTAGAGATTGCTTCAGATCCGTCTTGATATTCTTTTTCTGACTCAACAGAATCAGCTTTAACTTTCTTACGCTTCAACTGCTGGTCTTTGCCGTTATAAATTACCTTGGCCAGAATTCCTTTGATAATTTCACATGCAGCATCTTTAAGAAGTGGATCAATAGGATCTGGTACAAAACCAATTCTGTTTTTCATCCATACATTAGCCAGCTTTACCAGACGAGCTTTATCACTGTCTGGTGCAAAATCGCTGCCCAAAATTGAATTTGCGTCATCTACAGTAATAAAGCTCATTGCATTATTCCTTAGGGATTAATTTAAGAAGTTCTGCTTTTGTTGCTGACGGCTTGTAACCAATATTTTTACTAGCCAAATACTCTTTTAATTGATCATTTGACCAGTTTTCAAAATCATTAGCTGCCGTTTCTGTAGCTGGGTTTTCTGCCGATTTTCCAGCTTCCAATTCAACAATACGTGCTTGCATAGCAGCAACATCATTTTTAAAAGCATCAAATTCCGCTTGAATGCTTACCACTTTTCCTTCAGCCGCTTTAGTAGCATTGTCAGCTTGGAGTACTGCATCTTTTAAACGTGTGTTTTCAGAAATTAACTCTGAACTATCACCATTAGCTTGTTCCAAGATTTCGATTTTCTGTTTAAGTTGCCCGTTTTCTTCAATAACCTTTTCACAGTCAGCTTTTGCTTGATCAATGACTTCTTGCAGCTCTGGAGTAATTCCAACCGCTACATTTACAGTGGCCAAAGTTGTTTTTGCAGGTTCTTCCAATTTGCGAACTTCAACTGGAACTTCTAAAGATTCGTAATCCTTTTGAATCTTTGGATAATTACCGTAAATAATTACCTCTTTTGCTTTCAGATTTGGGGTTTCATAATAGTCAGGGTTAGCAATAATGCCCGTCTCTAATGCAGCCAGTGCTGCAATGCGTGTATAGATAATCTTCATGGCGCTTTTCTCTTAATAATAAAAAAGAGGGCTTATTAGCCCTCTTACGGTTTTAATTTTTAGGTTTTAACCAGTTGTCGCTGTACCTGATAAATCAAGTAAGGTACCTGCTGTCATTTTGTTGCTGGTTGCATATTTAATCCAGTTAGCACTTGAACCAAGTAATGTAAGATCAGGATTTTCACCTTTTGATGTATCCCAACTATAACCAAGAATATCTAGGTTAAATGCACCTTCAGCACGCATACCGATTGCTAAGTTTTCTTCATCATTGATGTCATAAGCTCGGAAGCCCGGTACTTGTGATTCAGTTACAGTTACAGCACCATACTGCAAACCAAAAGCATCGTTATCACCTACAGCATCCGTCACCAATACCGGCTTTCCTAAGGTTCCTGGTAAACCACCATAGATAACGATTTCAGATTCACCGTAAATTTGCTTAGTGATAGCATCATCGACAATATCGAAATATGTATCTGAGTTCATCACCCATAAGCCAATTCGGCCAAACTTATCACCAAACTTTCGCATACCACGAGTTAATGCTTTGCGGCCATCAACAACGATACTTCCTTTCGCAACCATATCGGGATTACTAGAAATAGCAGCTTTTAAAGAAGCTAAACTGTACTCTAATCGGCCTGCAACCAATGCATCTGCAAGATCGTAACCAACAACCATAGCAAATTCTTCTGGTGTACGAGCACGGCGCTTAAATGCCTCTTCAGTTGATGCATAAGGACCATATTTATATGGAATTTTTACACCTACAGACTCACCTGCACCGATTTTTTCCGGAGTTACTTTTGCATTGGAGTTCACATCACGATGTTTAATGCTACCACCAACTTTGTAGAATGTATTTTTATTGAAGTCACCTTGAATGATTTCATTACGATAAATAATCGCACCATTGGAAGCTTCATTAAAGACATTCAAATTGTCTTGTAAACGTTCTAAATACGCTGTTTGGGCCAGTTGGTTGTAGATGATCATGTCGGAATTAACTGTCGTAGTCATAACTACTTATCTCCAAATATTTAATGATTAGTTCGGTAGTTTTAGGAAGGCATCATTGCCATGTTCTTTGATGTAATCTGCTTTCTGAGAAACAGACATTTCACTGCGTTTCATTCCAGTAGGTGCTCCACCTTTGCCCCCACCTTGAAAACCGCCACCAGTTCCTTTACCACCTTTAAGAATTAAGTCTTTATGCTGGTATCCACCAACCAATGACTCTAAAGCTTCATCAACATTTGCAAGTTCACCCGGGCGGACACGTGAATAAATCTTTTCGCCGTTCGGATCATATGCAACCACCTTGCCTTCTTCGATTTTGAAGTGATGACCAAAGGTTGCCTGAACCATGTCCACAGGTACTGCAATGTTGTCTTGAATGTACTTAGAACGAGCAAAACCACCGCCGATAAGTTCTTTATGTAAAGAGGCTTCTAGAGCATCACGTTGCGCAACAATCGGGGCATATTTTTCCTCAACTGCTTTGATAGCTTCAGCTTTCACTTTCTCAACTTCACCGGCATCCACCAGCTTTTTATCATCGAGATTTTGGATTGTTTGTAATGCCTTTTTAGCTGCCGCTGGGTCTTCAATTCCTTCAAAAGCTTTTAATGCTTTTTCGGCTGCTTCTTTGGCTTCACGATGTGTTTTAGCTTCATTGTTTAAGCGTGCAATTGTTGCTACCGAGTGTGGTGCATCATGTGGCATTTCTTTGCCATCATCATGAATATAGATCGGCTTATCACCGTCTACTTCCGCATAAACTTTACCGTCGATTGTTACTGTTTTAAGTTTCATTGGTCATCCAACCTATATATACAAATGGGCATCCGCCCGGATTCACCGTCCGCATCCGCTTTCGGCAGGCAATAAAAAAGCGCCCTTTAGGACGCTTAATTTCGATTAAAAACTTAGAAATTTGTTACAAATAAACGGTAGCCTTCTAGCTCCCAAAGTTTATTTTCAGCTGACTTTTCTGCATTTCCACGAGCCATACGCTCACCAATTTCAGCATCAAAGTTTTCAGCATTCACACATGCACTAAAACCCGTTGCTAGAAAAAACTTTCCATCTAAAAATGCATGTACAAAAGTTGATGTCGTGCCTCCGGGGCGTTGCTCAACCGTATATGTAACACGCTCCATCAATGATTCAATTTGCGCTTTAGTTACTCGGGGCGCCACAGACTTTTCAGCTAACTCTTGCTCTGTTACTTCTTTGATCATTTTCTTCTCACAAAAAAAGCACCCGAAGGTGCTATTGAATTAATAAATTGGTTTAATTAGAAATTGAGGTTTTAATTGTCACACCAGTTAGAAAGTATTTTTCTGAACCACCCAAGCATGTGGCACTAGAAAAATTCGCATAAACATCTTGAACATTTACGCCTGTATCTTTTTCAAATTTACTGATCAATTCAGCAATATGGCCTGTTAGTGTTCTTTCTAACTCTTCTTTTCTCTTTACATATTCAGCAACTGATATTTCAGACATTTTTACCACCTTTCGCTACGTTTACTTTGTTAAAAGTGCTCTTGGCTCATCACCTACTAAGCGGACTCCATTCTCACCATAAGCCTCGAATGTTACGCTAATCGTTGTTGGTCCATCTTGAGCATCACTATTCATATGAACCGCTTTTTGCCCTGCCAGTGGCATTCCAGTTTCTTCATCACACACAACTAAAAAGCCTTTTAAGATTGGGTGACGCTTAAGTACTAAATGTCTAACTTTTGATTCACTCATAAGCCAAACTCCATAAATGACAAAAGCGCCGTTTGGGCGCTTATATGGGTGAAAATTGTGTCTTAAGTGAGTTTAGGATTGCCTGTCATCAGCAATAATTACTCACAGTTAAATCCAGTACCAACAAGGTCTTTTTTCAAATTTGAAACGAGAGTTTGCTGTTCCTGCTGTTGCCCACTAAGATAATTTTTATCTAGAGTCTCTGCACCATCAATAGATTTATAAAGCTCTTTAGATTCCTCTAAATTGTCTTTTAAAAACGTGGTGAGGTTTAGTTTCGCCTGGGCAGCTCTACATAAATTATTTTTAGCTTCTAAATATTGAGTAGCCTGTTTTACTTGACCAGTTGTAGGATCAAAAGAATATGCATTTGCCATTGCTGACTCCAAAGCTTCAGACAAACGATCATATTCTTTAAGATATTTTTGACTTGGTTCAGCTAAACAAGTGATGGAAATTAGAGTTAGACATACAAAAGCTATTGTTTTCATATTGTATAAATTCTGATGTTTTAAAAAATATAACATAAGAAAAAATTACAGACCCAACTTTTTAATAGATTTTTCATCCAACTTTCTTAACTCAGCTAAGCTATACAAACGGCCTTCAGGATCAAAGAACTTTTCAAAATCAAACTTTCCTTCTTTATAAAGCTTGTACCTCTTTGGTCCTAGCCATTCCTTTTGAAAGAAATCATCTGTTTTCTTAAAGAACTCTTTGAATGTGGTGTTTGCGTCCAGTTGCCCTATTAATTGGCTACGCTCATCTTTCGGGATGTCCTTTACTTTGCGCTCATCCATTACAAATGGACGTTCCCCTAGGAGTTTCCCATCTTTCTCAACTGGTACCAAAATACTGCGGCAATGAGGATGCAACGGCGGTACACGTTTGGCGGGGTCGTTTATTTCCCAGATGGAGCCATCAAGCGAAGCACACAACTTAGAAGTTCTTCCATCAAGTACACTAACAAATCGTACATATTCAAAGCCCAATTGATTAAAGCTATTCAGATATGCTTGATTAGCCACATGACTGCGCACAGTTCTAACAGTGCGATCAATATCAGTCTTGGTACCATTTAAGATTCCATCTTCATAATTGAGCCGTTTGGTACCACGAATACGCTGAACAATTTCCTGATTGGTTTTGCCAGTGCTGATTCCATCACGAATTGCATACTCAACTTTTTGGCGGGCATTTTCTGCAATTCTTGATAAAAGATCATCAACCAATGCTCCACCAGCCAAGGGCACTTTTTTTGCTGCTGTGAACAGCTTTTCACCATCGGGCTTATTTATCTTTGCGCCGAATAACTTTGCCATATAGCTGGCTTCATATACGGCCATCGCAGTAGCTGAAACTGCGAAAGCTTCTGGCAAGCTTGTGTTTACACTACTAAACCATTGAGAAATTAAATCTCTTATTTCCCTGAGATTTGAAGTTGTGTATTTCCCTCCAGCTAAAGCTATCTTTTCTGAATCACTAAGTTCATCCAATAAATCACGAAGCTTTGAAAGCATTGCGTTCGTATCATCATTGAATAAACCCAATAATTCATTTACTGATTGCGAAGAAGCACGATAAAGATAAGCCTGATGTTGAGTGAGTACCTCCAAAAGATTTTTATTATCTTTAGCCATATCACCATACCTATAGATTCACTGTTCCGTCTTTTTCGCCTTCGATGTTGTCCAGCTCTTCTTTATACTTTTGTTTTGGGAACATTCCAGTCTGGTTATATTCCCACCAAGATTTAAACGAAGAACGGCCCTGTAGTGCTGCCTCATACAATTGCCGTGCTAGTTCAGCTTGATACCCTTGTTTATTAAATTCCTGACTAATTTCGAACATCAGTTCATCTTTAGTCAGAACATCAACATTAGGCGTTACAAACTTAGCTGCCCATCTTAAAGCCATCGAAAAAGCTTCATTCATATTCACAACACAAAGTGAAAGAACGGAATGCTGCACGGCGTCATCACTGTTAGATTCTGTAGCAGTCTTTTTGGCCGCTGAACCCTTTTCAATTAAGCGCGCACCCATCTCTTTCATCTGTTCCCATTTATCCTTCATAGCTTCGCGAGCTAAAGTGTTTGGATCTGCTTGTACAATCCCCAAATCACCGTTTTCAGGTAAAGGTAACAGGACTTTTGCACCGATATAAATTCCACGCTTTTTGGCCTCGTCGTACCAAGCCCAATTGACTCCCTTTGCATAAAACTGTGGTTGGCCCATATAAAAAACGGACTCTTGAAAGTCCGCACTATCTCTATAATGAGCTAAATTAAGATTTGCCAATGGGAGCAATGGAGGCTTTTTAATCTCTTCAGAGTTATCAATAGCCCCCACAAAGGTGAAAGGAATATATGACCAAGTATCACCGTTATAATCAGTTGGGAATTTCTTTTCACCTCCCACCCATATGCCCTTATCGCCCTTGATATAGACCTGTACCGAATAGGCGTAAACTCCTTCACTATTTGGCTCTAACCTTAAGACACGATACTGCTCCACTTCCGTTTTACTAAAGCCATCACCGCCCCTCTCAGAAGTAAATTCACGGATGACTACTAAACAAAGCTTTTTCTGGTTATCAATCATCATTGAATCCCAATTGATCACATCAATGGCATTCAATAAGTGAATCATCGGGTAGGCTTTTTGCTGTTTAAACTCCGCAAGATTTCGTGCCGGTGTAACTGCAGGATAGTCAACATATAAAGCGCATCGGTAATGCTTTAATAAGTGTCGAATACCCGTTTGTGCCAATTGATAAGCACTCAAGCCAGCGCCGTTAGCATTGCGTTCTAAGTGAGCTAGTTCTGGAGGAAACTTAAAACTAGGATCTGTTGCAAAAGCTGCACCGACTAAGCTATTAGATGTTGTACCTGTAACTTCATAAAAAACTGCTCGCATTAAGTAGGCTAGATAAGCACTCTTATTTGCTTGGGTCTTATCATGAGCATTGGGTTTCGGCAGATACTTTTCTCCTTTAGCTTTTACAGCATCCTCGCCTTCACACACATCATCTAGCTTCTGCCAATATGGCAAGTTTTTAACATATTCAGGATGTTTAAAAGTTACGTCACTCATCGAGCAAATCCCATATCAGCAAAGAAGGCTTCAAAACCTCCATTCAATTCATTAAATGCATCTGAACCAGCATCAACTTGGTCGTCATGCGTTCCATTTGGAAAATTGCGAAGCTCTTCAATAAAGTCTTTATTCCAATCACCTCTAAGCATTCTCACGTTACCCACGTTAACTTGTGCCGCAAAAGGTTGTGCACGTGTGAGTTTGTCTCCCGAAACTGGTTTGGCTTTGACGTCATATCCTGCAAGAAGTTTTACGAATGCACTTGCTTGTGATTTACCAGCTTGACCAGGATCTTGAGGAATCCTTACCGTTACACCCATCCCATCTAACTCTGTGACTTGTTTTAAGCGCTTATTGACATTGTCTGGACCAAGTTGCCCTTTGGTTACATCAACGATATAGGTAAAGCCATCTGCGCCAAGAGCTTCTCTAACACCTACTGTAAAGTCGCCCTCATTTTCGGTAGCCCCAAAATCCCAAGCCCTAACTTGTTTCAATACATCCGCAGGCAAAGCATCAACAATTTGAATATTGTCGGGCTTAAAAAAACCGCCTGCTGGCGGTGATGGCATTTGTCGGTACTGCCCGGCAAATACATATGGTGCTGCTTGCTCCATTAGCCTCAATTTTTGGATATTGTGTTTTGCTGGCCACAGTGCGGATCCGTCTTCCTGAATAGCTGAAAGACATAGATGCTCCCACACTTCACCGTTACCACCAGCTACAGGAACGCCGTCTTTTCTATCACCTAGCAACCATCCAGCTAAATCATCTTCATGAAGTCGCTGCATAATCACAATGATCGGCGTATCTGGCGAGTTAGTACGCGATTCGAGTGTGTTCTGAAACCAATCAATTACCCCTTCTCGAATAGTTTTTGATGAAGCTTCATGTGCTTTGTGCGGGTCATCAATAATAATGCAGCCGCCAAAGCCTTTACGAAGTTTTCCTGCACCAAAACCAGTAATCGTACCGCCTGTACCTGTCGCATAGCAGACACCGCCTTGAGAAGTTCTCCAGAAGTCTTTAGCCTTACTATCATCACGCAATGTAAGCTCAGGAAAGACTTTTCTATACGCCTCTTCTTGTACAAGAGTTCGTATTTGGAAGGCATTATTTGCGGCAAGCATTGCCGAGTAACTGATATGAATAAACTCACAGTCTGGATTCTTACCAAAACACCAAGCCATGAAATTAATTACAGCAATTTCAGTTTTAGAATATCGTGGTGGAACGTTAATAATTAACCGCTTTATCTCTCCGCGATAAACTTTCATTAAAGCTTCGCAGATTTCTAAGTGGTGCCAATTTTGCATCCATTTATAACCACGGCGCTCCTTAAACATGTACCTTGTGAAGAAATATAAATCTTCTTGCGCCTCGATCCGGATGGCTTTATCCCGAGCCGCATCAGTACTCATCTAAGACTTCCCTCCGCGCTTTTAAGTAATCTTCCATTGGAACTGGAATTTCTGAATTAACTGTTTGGACTGGTCCGCCGTCTTTGCCTGTAATTTCTTGGCGATTAGTAAATTGACCACCAATGTCTTTAGCGGCTTGCTCAAGAATTTTTAAGGCTGTTTTGACGTTTCTAGTCTTCTCAAGTTGTCTTTGGTATTGCTTCAATCGGTAGTACTTATTAGCAATTGGAATATCAATTAAGCCTTTATCAAACTCATCTCTGGTTTTTTCAAATAGTTCGACATACTTTTTGCTTAAGTTCTTACCAGCAACCTTTGTAGGGTCATAAGTTGCAACTTGAACACGATCTATATCAACGCCAAACTCTTGTTTTACGAGTTCAGCCACTTCTTGAGGTGTATCACGACAAGCAAGAGACTGAACTATAAAGATTTTCACAGGCTCTTTTAGTGTCGCCATAACTTCCTCATCGTATAACTACGTATAACAAAATGGGCAAAAAAAAGAGCCATTAGGCTCAGTTGATTGCACAGTTTCCGCAGCATTTTGAAATATCAAGATTCGAAACAAACGGCGGATTTTTTGCGACTTCAATAAGTCGCTTAACATTTTTGCTTGGTCCATAACGTTTAACTACGCCAATAAACTCTTCAACGTCATGACCTGCAAGATAGTGCTTAGGAAGACCAGAACTATCGCTATAAACAATTTCTCCGTCCTCGTCTCTCATCACTCCAATGTGGTAAAGCTCATGTTCAAGCAAGTAACAGAACTCTGTATCGTTTGCACGCTCACAGAAAGATGCATCGACCGTTATTAAATATGTAGGTACAAAACCAAACCAGTCTCGCATCTGTTGCTCTTGTCGAGCTTTACGCCAGCCACCGACATTGAACATGACTTTTTCGCACTGGCCCAACACCATAGCTTGCTTGCTTTTATATGCAGAAGAGGCCCACGCGAATGCTAAAAATTCTTCATTATCGTGAAGCAGTTCACCTATGTGATCATGATCGGGGTTATAAAGAGGTCCACCAATAGTTAAGTAATTAGCAACAACCCATTTTTTTAGATCTGGTGCTGGTGTTAGTCTAATTGCTTCTTCTTCATCTGCTTGATCAATAAAATCAGTCGGTGGAAATGGTCTTATTTGCTCCATCTTCAATTCTCGCTAATTCACTTTTTATCCAGTTGATGACATATCCCGACAAAATAGAATCTGGATGAAAGCGCTCTATTTTGTATCCCATCTCTTCAGCAAGATCATATCGATCAAGACTCCATGCTTTATTTGACAGCTTTCCACCACGCCCACCAGACCAGGGACCACCCTCAATTTCAATGAGCAAACGCAATTTCACTATATGAAAATCAAAGCGCCAGTGTTTGGTATGGATCGGCTGAAACTTACTTTCAAATCCAATCGCCAAATCCTCAAGCTCTTCCTTAAGTGTTGCCTCAGCCTCGAGATATTTTTGCTTCGCCTTAGGCAATGGCCGGCTTTTAGGTTTAGTTTTAGGTTCTTTTTTTCTTGTAAGCCAAAAATAATCTTTACCGTCCATTTATTTCGCCCATTAAAAAAGCCCCTAATTGGGACTTTGAAATGCATAACTTAAGTAAAAAAATAGTTACATAATGCTTTCAACACATTCTCAACTTAATGTTGCTTTTGACTCTCAATCATTTCTGAAAGACTTTTTTGAAATTCAGGAATGGAAAAAATATCAATATATGGCATTTTAAGAATACTTTTCTTTTTCTTAAGTACGCCTAATCCTGTAAGAAACTGTGATTTATCTGTTAAGAAAAAAAATTCAAAACAGTAACCCTCAAAAATGGTTAAAAAACGAATTCGCTGCATTTCATCAATATTACAATAAATATCCGTTATAAAATCTAGCTCCATCTCACTAAATGGTGCGATCAAACTTACTAATTTTGAAATTCTGATATCAAAACATTCTGTTAAAAAAACCTGCTCGTTCTTAACACTTTCCTTTAAAAAATTTTTGGCTACGGGAGATTCATCAAAAATTTTTAATTTCTTAAAAATTTCATGGTTAGATTCAATACCTCTCCACATAATAGACAACAAATACAAAATGAGTTTTTTTTGATCAACCCCTTGAATTTCATAATGATAATCTCTTTTTTTATGTTTTACTGATTTCATTCTGTTTCTTAAAACATTTAAAGAATACTCTTCATACTTCTTATTTAATTTTTGTTCACATTCCCCACATAACATATATGTGGCCCACTGATCTTGATCTTTGACAACTTTATTATGCTGTCTATCAAATCTCAAAGCATGATTTGCACCTTTTAAGGCCTTTTTGAAAACTGCTCTACCAATAACATGAGATCGCTTTAATTCTTTTTCTAGATCGCATAATTTGCAAATACCATTTTTCATAAATGTTTCTTTAAATAACTTTTGATGTTTAATATATATTTTATCAATAAAAAATAATGAAATAATATATGGTTATAAAATTATTTACCATTGTTTATAAAAGAAAAAGCCCCGCCAATAACTAGTATTTGGCAGGGCTTCATGCGCCGTAATACGCTCGGCAAATTAAAAATTTAAATCTGAAGAAAAATTTATACTTCTTATTAAATGGATAAATTGATTGTATTCATCTTCACTATCGAACGGAAACTCTACTTCAGAACCATCCGAGAAATTAACTAATACGGAGCCAAGGTCTATACTTGATTCTATTTTGACAATTTGATCAAGATTATAATGACATGTACCAACTTGATAGAATTTAGGCAGATTACCCATTTCTTATTCCTGTTTAATTTTATTTAGAAAATTATAAGGCCTAAGCATAAAATTTCATAATTCATTCAATACAAAAAAGCTCACCATTTGGCGAGCTTTTAAAATCTTTCTGGCGATTACTTTACATTTCGCCCATTTTAGAAATCTTTATACTCAAGTGTATACCCAACTGTCAAGCACAAGTTTCTTGAGTATCAGGAAGTTCAAAACGAAATGAACGAGAAATACGCGATCTAATTTCATTTTCCCATTCTGCAACAATAGATTCTCCAAATAACTCAAACTTTTGATAGCTTTTTATGTAAGCAGTCTTAGTGGCAACAATTCCTGCAATTTTCATTTTTTCATTTAATGTATATGGACGCTTGCCAGTTCCATTACATTTTTCGCAAAACTTTGCCCCTTCAGAAAAACCTTTTGAATTAAAAGTTTCGAGTTTTCCTATTCCTTGGCATCCTCCACACATAGCCTTAACAAAAACATGGCCACGCAAAATAATCTCAGCCATTCCTTTAGCCAGATTAGTGAGATCACCTTGAGCATTAGTAGGTGTAAATTTTTTCTTTACCATTTCTTCATGAATCTTTACCGCTAATTTATTTCGCGCTCGGAAAAAATTACCAGATTTAATCTCGCCGCGAACGAATTCAACCTTGCCCGGAATATCTTCAATACGGCGTTCAGTTTGAAAATTAAAATCATATTTACTGTAAAAAGTTTCAGTTTGTTTTTGTGCCGGGGTAATTATTGCAATACGTTCAAAATCAACCTTCTCAACCAGTACTGTGGCCCAAAGCTTTGCAGCTGGTGATAACAGCGCTAATTCACCTAAAACTACATCTTTTGAAATTTTCTTACCTTCTGCTTTGCCTTGAGCAATAGCAAGGCGAAGTAACTCAATAAAATCAAACTTTTCAACTAACATAATCGCCTTCCTATTTACCCTTAATTAATAATTCAATTTGCTTTAATGCCATACCGGACTTAACTTGCTCTGTGCTGAACCGTAAAACCGTAAAACCCATCATTGCTGCGGAGTTGTATTTCTCCATATCTCCTAGATAACCTTTGCCCCTCGTATGGCGACCTCCGCTCCAGATCCCGCCTTCTACCTCAATCAAAATCTTTTTACCCGTTATTAAAAAATCTGCTCTCCATTTACGATCAGGATGGAACTTATATTCCTGTTCAAAACCAATCTTGCATGCTCTTAAATGCGTTGCCAGAACCATTTCACCCACACTTGGTTGTCTGGCAATTTGCTTTGCTGAACGCCGCTTTTTATTTTTCTTAATAGGAAATAACTTACGGTATTCAGCAATGCTGACTGATGACATCAAGCACCACCTTTCAGCAAATGGTCCAATTGATTAGCAAAGCAGTTATAAACTCGCGCTTTATCCTGATCACCTAAAAGGCTGGATGAATGAGCATCTTGTTTATACTTCTGAGCCAGTTTTTCAATTGACTCACTTAGTTCAACCAGAGTGCTTTGCTTTTTACCGCTGAGTGGTTCAATTGAGCGTGATACGTGGTCAGCCATTTCTTTTTCCATCTGATCGAAGTAACTTTGACGTGCTAAATCTCTCGACTTGATTAGCTCTGGTGAAATAAGCTTTTCCATTTCACGGCGTTGCGCTTCAATCCATCTACTGTCCATTTTTTGCGCCCTCCGCATTAAACTTCTTCGCTTGGTCAAGTGCCTTCTCTAATTGAAGTAACTCGTTGTAATCAGTGTTTGATAGCCCACTGCGGTTATATCGGCCTCGTAATTTTTCACAAAGAGTCTTAACTTCTGCAAAACCGCAGTAAGAATTTATTAACTCTTCAACTACACAGTGTTGGCATTTACTCATGGCGATATCCTTTCTCATCAAGCTCTTTACGCGCCAACCACCACAAAACCACCGCACCGCTAATAGCAGCTGTAAAAAATGAAATGAGTAAACCCCACGCTAAAATCTCGAATTTGTTCATACATTCGCCCCATCAATTAGCTGAAGAATATTTCGTGGAATCGGCACACCTTCACGGCGGCACATCTCTGCGTATTCGTGCGGATTGTCAAAAGGATCTGGACCTGGCTCTTGTTTGAGTTCTGGCTCTTTTTCCTTAGCCTTAAGCTTTTGTACTGGTGCAGGTTTACGACCATTGATTTTTAAACGTTCCATCAATGATTGGAGATGCTTTTGCGCTTCGTCATTGCTCACAGGAACGTGTTTAGGTTCTTTGTGTTCTAGTTGTAGCGGTGGAGCGTAAAACTCTTGCTGACGGCCCTTTAACTGCGCTTTCGCCACCATGACATTGTATGTACCAAAGAAATTATCTTGAGCAGCTTTCATTTGACCTGCTTCGATCAAATACATAACCTCATCTAATGCATACTTTGTGATTTGGGTAATAACCACCGAACGATCAGCAGTAAACTTACATGCACGTGACCAAGCTTCCTCTGGAGACATCCAACTTTCACCGATGCACCAGGTGCGAAACTCGGCAAATGACGGCATAAAGCGTCCACCTGCTGTAAGTAAACGACCAAGTGCGTTGTTAAATTGGTTTTGTTGAACGCCAACCAGTGTTTTAAGTGCGATTTGCTCAACCACTGACAGAGGAATTGCACTTTCGCCTGTTGCTGGAAATTGCTTATTGAACTGAGCAGCGTAAACAGTGCGAAGAGAAGCGATTAATTGACGCACTTCGTTCAAGGTAATCTCATGCATGACCTACCTCCTCAATCATTGGAAACTTTTTTGCCGGGGTTACATCCACAATTTGAGATTCATTTTGTTCTTCAAAAAGATTGGCGAAGTAACCCGGCTCTTGTGATTTTTGCCCAGCTATAGAGATTTGCTCTTGCTTCTTGCGGTTAGCAGCAACTTGTTTCTCGTTGTTTTGAACCCAAGAGAACCACTTAACCAGCCAGATGCTTGGTGTATTCAATGAACTAGATTCGTTTGCAAAGTACCAGTCACCGAAATTTTGAATCATGGTTCTCAAGTCGATTTCAGGTACAGAAACAAATCTTTGTTGAGCAAGTGAGATGAAATCGTATTGAAACTCGCTGTATTCAGAAATGAATTCACGCATTGAGTAACGCTTGTGATCATCGATCTGATACTGAGCAAATTGGATTGGTGTAAATTGCGAATTTTCTTCACGCGCATTACTACTACTATCTATATATTGGTTATCGGTTAACGGTTTATGGTTAAGGTTTTTTTGGCTTTCACTTTCAGAACCCAAAATTAACCCACTGGGTTTTTGTAGGTTTTCAGAATTAACCGAGTCGCCTTCACTTTGGTTTTCTTTTGGTTTTTCCTTACGTGGACGCCCACCTTTCTTACCATTTTCACGATTTTTATCCCCTACTTTTTGATAAGCGGCGATTTCTGAATCACAACGTTTGTTGTGAAACCCGTCTTCCTCTTCCACAAAAAACTCTTGCAGCACAATTAATACTGCATCCCTTTCTTCTTGGGTATTTGCACGTAACCGACGAAAAACCGACTGGGTTTCTTTGGGTAATGGTTTTTCATTCAAATAATAAAAATCGAGAGCACGGCGATAAAAGCACTCTTCAACTGGGCTAAGGTGCGCTGTAGCAACCATAAAGTCGCTGATATGGTGGAGATATTTATACATCAGTGACTGCTCCTAATTTTACAAGACCGCGCATTTCCAACTGACGAATAATTCTTGGAGGAATAAATTCGTTGTTGATTTTGTAGCGAATGCGAGACTTTTCTTTCACCTGAATTAGTTTGTGCCCATCCTCCATAAGACGGCGAACTGCTATAGCCTGCCCCCCCATATGAGTTAATTCCTCAAGTTGATAAAATCTTTCCTGAGCCTCAATTGCGGCATTCATAACTGAAAGTGGCATGGCTGCTAATTCTTTAGCCGAATAGATCTTTACTGGTTGCTCCAGTGGAATTACCACCTCTAGCGGTGTGGTGGAAACGGAAATATCCTGTTTTCTTCTTGCTGCATATCTCACTTTTCACCATCCTTTGGCTTAACATAGCCTCCAAAAGAATCAACCAAACACGCCTTGGTTAAGCTGGTTACAATCTGCTGTGCTAACCATTGCGTTATGCGAAATTGACGAGCCATAGCCTCTGAAAACTCAACTTTGGTTACCGCCGCATTATTTTCGTCATAACCCTTGTTGCGTAAATTTTGCTTTTTCACCTCAAATAGGTGCCCAAGCACTCGCAATGCAGGCTCATAAAAAGATTGGATTTCTCTTTGCTGACGAGAATCTTTGATTTGCTGTGTAAAGCTGTTCATGACACCTCCGCTAATGCTTGCTCAGCGCTTGTTAGTCGGCGTTTGGCGTTAAGTTCAGCAACTGTTGCTGTGCGGATTTCTTTTGATGAAACCAGAAACAAATGATTTTGTGATTTGATAGTCCATAAACTAGTCAGGGTTTTATTTTTGACTTCAAACAAATCATTTGATTTAAAACTTCGACACTCTTTAGTAAGTACTACAACGTCACCCACTAAAAATTCTGGCTGGTTGCGTTCGGTTGTTTGATTTGATAAATTAGTTTTATTCATTTGATTCATCTCGACTGAATGCCTATAAACCACTCCTGTTTGCGCAGGTAGTGGTTTTTTAATATCCAAGTTTTTCCTTTTGACCACTGATTTCGTCATGAAATAGGTCATCAACTGTTTCTATACGGTTCATCCAACTTTTAGACATGACTAAAAGTGCAGCAACACGTTCCTTATCAATGCTCTGGTAATCTTTAGGAACGACTTTTAATCCAAGCAAACTCAATAGCTCGCAAAACATTTCAATCTCATTCAAACCATTGTTTTTCTTGTCTGTTTTAAGCCGAGTAATAGTGCTTGGATCAACCTTTAAATGTTCAGCAATCTCTTTTTGATTGCTTATATCAAGGCCATGCAATATGCGGGATACGCCATTTCTGGCGCTTGCAGATATATCAACTGATAATTTGTTCATGGTGGTACCTAAGCGTTTAATGCTTGTAGATCTGCTTTTAGCTGACCTTTAGTTATTACTTCGAAAGTGGCTTGAGTGCGTGGTGGAATTCCATCTCTTTCCCACTTTGTTAATACAGAACGCACTTTTTTAATTTTCTTAGCTAACTGAGAGTTATTTTCCACACCGTAATACTCTCTTAATTGTTGAACATTCATATTCAAAATCCTGAACAAATATATTCTATTAATTGAACATTATGTTCAAGTAATTGTCAAATATATTGTTCATAATTTTGAACATTGCTAATTTAGGATTTGGACATGGCACAGTCTGTTTCTGACAGGATTCAAATGCGGATGAAGGATTTGGGTTTATCCCAAGCAGATATAATGCGTGCAACAAAAGCAGCACGTGGAACAGTTTCGGGTTGGGTAAATGGAAGTAATAGCCCGAGTGCAAAACATATTGAATCATTAGCAGAATGCTTAAAGACTAGTAGCACCTGGCTTTTAACTGGTAAGGAAACCACGAACTCAACTAATAAAACCGCTAATGATGCTAGTAATGTGACCAAAGTAGATAAGGAGTTAAGAAGTATTCCTGTATTTGATTATGTGCAAGCGGGGTTATTTCACGACGTGGGATATGACGGTATTAATCCAATAGGATCTACTTGGACTACATATGAAAATTATAAGCCAGAATGTATTTTTGCTTTAAAAGTCGAAGGGTTAAGTATGGCCCCTGATTTCATGCCTGGTGATGAGATTGTAGTAGATGCTTGTTTAGAAGCTAAGCCAGGTTCATTTGTTATTGCACAAGAAGTACAGCATGGCATAGCTAGAACAACTTTTAAAAAATATCGTGTAATCGGAGTTAATGAATTTGGTGTTGATATTATTGAACTTGTTCCCTTAAACCCTGACTTTCCTACCTATAACTCAACTCAGATTGAAATTTCAATTATAGGTGTGGTTGTTAGACATAATAGAGAATTTAAATATTAAATAGAAAAAATATGCTTTATTTAAATAACTTTTTAAGATCATTAATGGGTTAATGCATGATAATAGAAGAATTTATAAACGATAATTTGTTGTATGGAAGAGCCTTAATAGATTTACAAGTTTGTAATAAAGGGTCGAATCCTTTATGGACGGGGTTTGTCTCTACTAACCAAGGAGAATACCCAGCTTATATTAAGAAGTGTCGACAAGCTGATGGGTTATGTATTGAAATTATAAGTTCTCTACTGGGATTAATGCTTAACATTCCTATACCTAAACCCATACTTGTTTTAGTTGAGCCTGGTCATCCACAAATTGTTGTAGAAAAACCCACTTTCCTTTTTGGCTCTCAAATGTATGATATGCCTTCATTTGAAAGATTCCTAATGGATCATGAACTAAGGGAAGAATGTTTGCTAGATTTTTCTGGCTTGCATTCAATTGTAGCTTTTGATGAGTTAATAGCCAATCCTGATAGAAGTAAAGCTAATATTTTATATGATGGTGATTCATTTAGATTTATTGATCATGAAAAAGCATTTTCTACTTCTCAAGATCCTAGATTACCGATTAATGAAATGACAAAGGTTGGTAATATTTCAGATATCATTCAACACTATAAAGGAGAGAATGAAGTATATATACATAAGTTAATGACCAGGATCAAAAAATCTATTAGCGAAGAGATGTGGGCGTCAAATTGTGACACTCTGACCAAACAAGCTAAAGAAAACTCGTTACTGGCCGAATATAATTCCATCCTAGAAAGGGTTAGAAGCTTCTTAATTTCGAGACACACGGTCTTGGCAGTATTAATTGAGAATGCTATAAAGCCACCACTACACCCTCAGCAACTGGACTTAATAGGAGGTTAAGATGTTTGATAAAATTTCGTTCCCTTCTGCTCCAAATTTCTTTGCTGAGTGGAGAACGGTTTATTTTGAGCCAATTCCAAATAGTGGAGAACGTATAGCGATTCTCATCACAACTAAAGATTTAAGCGGGAAAATTGAAATTTTTGATGCGTTACACCCTACTGTAATTGATAGTTTATACGGGTCTAAAGCTGCATCATTTAATGGTTATATTAAATTAATAAAAGCAAATATTTTAAAGAATAATGGAGAATCTACTATAGATGGTGTTTCTATTGGGGAATGGCATGCTTCTCAATCAGAAAATATTCAAGGAATTGTACGTCAAGCTCTATATAAAACAGCAAGCTTAGGATCTGTTGCTTTAAAGGGGCTATTTGAGCAAGATGATAGCCCAATTGAAAATGAACAAGTAGATAGCCGTTGGTCCAAAAGGATTAAAAATGCAGTATTAGAAATTGATTCATCATATGAACATGCTTTTGATATAAAGATACCAATAGGGAAAGATGTAAAAATCCCTTGTGGTTTTCACACTGCACGTTATTCTGCGAAATTTAATGTCTGTACTTCACAAACTATTACGCGGATGAAATCAAATCTAATGGATTTACAAATTTTTGATTCTCATAATATTTCCAATAAATACGATTTAATAATACAGATGCCTACAGATGATAACTTACAAGTTCCATTAAAATCATTATCAAGAATGAGAGAAAATATTGAACTTTTAAAAGAAGAAGTTGCATCAAAAACACATATCCAAATTTTCACATGTAGTTCTGAAAAAGAAGGCGCTGCTAGAATTTTTGATATGCTAAAAGCCAGCTAACTAATTTAAATAAAGAAAACCCACCTTATGGTGGGTTTTCTTTTGTATAAAAAAGAATTGTTCAATAAATTGAATATTTATTAACTCAAAAACCGAACAAATTATTGACATATTAGTTCAATTAGTTGAACATATTGCTCATGGATAACAAAAAGCCCCGGAACTTTGGACGGAAACGGGGCTTTGCATAACTGCGAGATCAATTATGAACGTAAAAGTTAACTCATTCAACTCATTTGCATTTGTCAGCATGGCTGCTCTTGCAATCTCTGGTGGTTCTTTAGTTGCTTGCCAATTGCAACCAGCTTTCCAAACAAAAGAAGCACCTACTCTTTTTACACCTAAAACTCAACCAAGTACTTACGGTGTGTTAACCGCGAAAATCACAGGTAAACATTCTGGCGTTGCTGTCATCAAATTAGATAGTTTCCGTTTAAACGTTAGCTTTGATTTTGAAGCTCATCCAGACAGTTACGGCGTTCCGAGTTCTGAATTCACTGCTGTTGAAATTACTCAACTCACAGTAAATGAAATTACTGATGTTAATGGTAAGTCATATAACGATTTCACCGAATTTGAAGACATCCGAAACATCAATGGCCTTCTAAAAGGCTTCATCGAACGTAACAAGTTGGTGGAGGCTTAAAGATGACTAATTTCAAAAAACACCCTGACGGCTACATCTCATTTTTAGGCCGTGATGATAAAGGGCTGTATTCAGTTCGCATTGGCTGGCAAGTGTACGCATCTAATGCTAATGGCTCAGTTCTTTACAAAGTTAAAGACGGAGTTAAGACGCCTTTAAATGTGTTCAGGTTCCAAACTTCTTATCCAAAAGTTTGGAATGAACTCACCCAAGAAATCGATTTTCAGCGCAGAAAGCAGCTCGCTATAAAACTGCGTGAAACAAACATCCCTACTTATGACCGCAAAGCTTATAAAACTAAGCGCGGCTTCACTGGCTCAAGATAAGGATAAGAAAAATGGCTCTACCGATTATTACTGCTGACCAAACTTTATTGGTTCAAGCAATTATTGTGTACCTATACGCAGATCCGGGTTTAGGTAAATCATCGATGGGCTTTACTGCGGAAAAAGCAATTTCTTTTGACTTTGACCGTGGTGCTCACCGTACTGGTGAATTACGTCGTGGTGCAGTTGTACAGGTTCAACAATGGAGTGATGTTGCAAACCTTACTCCGCAGGACTTAGCACCATATAAAACCGTAGTCATTGATACCGTGGGTGCAATGCTTGAATGCATTAAAACCCACCTGTTACTTACGGCAAATAACCGTCAAAAAGATGGTTCTTTAAAGTTAAAGGCTCAAGGTTTAGCGAACCAAACGTTCAAGCAATACATTAATACTTTGATCAGTTTAGGTAAAGATGTTGTTTTCATTGCACACGCATCAGAAGATCAAAACGGTGATCAAATTATTTACCGCCCAGATCTAGGTGGTAAAAACCGTAACGAGCTTTACCGTATCGCAGATGTCATGGGTTATCTAACAACTGTTACTACTGGTGAAGGTAAAAATGCCCGCGTTATTAATTTCAAACCTTCGCCTACACATCATGCGAAAAACTCAGGTGCTTTAGGCGGTGAAACCGGTGAAGTATGGGTACCTGATCTTAAAGCACACCCTACTTTCTTGGCTGACCTGATTACTCAAGCTAAAGATCACATTAACACCTTAACGCCTGCACAACTTGCAGCAGCTAAAGCCCAAGAAGAGCTAGAAAACTGGAAACAAAGCTGTGAGGAAGCAGAGCATGCAGGTGACCTTAATCAATTAACTGAGTCGCTTGATAAAGAACATATGTATTACCAGAACATGCGCCAAGCAATGTTAATGAGGGCTAAAGCATTGAATTGCACGTTTGATAAGCAACGTGGCACTTGGATTAGTCCACCTGAATTTAACGGTATCTCAGATCAACAAAGAGATGAACTTCAAAACTTTATTGCTGAACGTGGCCTCGATGTAAAAACAGTTTGTGAGCACTTAGGTATCGATGCCCTTATCCAAATTGAAGCGGCAAAACTTAAGGCAGTTAAACAAGAAATTGAAACCTTAGCGAAAACGGGGATGACAGCATGAAAAATATTTTAACTGCTCAAGAAGCATTTGCAGCACTTCAAAAAGGTAAAACTGTTCTATGTCGTCCTATTGGAGACATGTTGGACTTTTCTGACTTAGATCAATTCCCCGCTTCTGTTTTTGGTAAACCGGGTTTTGAATTCTGCATCAAAATCGAAACTATTGAGCTGGCTGGCATTACATTCACAAAGCCATTAACTATTGATGAATATGATGAAGGACAGGATGTTTTTGTAATTACTACATATTCGCCTTCTATTTACGTCGTGAATTTTAGAACCACCGCATTAATTGAATCTATTAATAGCGGCTTTGTTCAACGTGATGCAGAAAACGCCAAGCTTCAATTAAAAGCACTATCTAAAGCGTTAGGTTTTGAAGTTAGTGACGATTTTAGTGTTATTCGCCTAGGTGACGAACCAAAGAAACAGCGTGCTAAGAAATCAAAAGGTGCACAGACAGTAGTTGTAGAAAAGACTTCTGAAATTGTTGATGAAGTTAAACAACCTACAATTGTTATTACTGAGCAAACAAATGTAACTACTTCTAAAGACTCATTGGTGCAATCCGAAGATATTTCAGAAAATATAGGATCAGCTTTAGATAGTGCGATTGTTATTACAGAACAACCTTATGTGTCTTCACCTGAAGATTTTTTAACTCAGCCTACACCTGAGCAAGAAAAAAACAATGAGTATCAGCAAACCCTAGATACTCTTCTACAGCGTGTAAAAGAGTCAAAAACACCTGCAGAAGTAAATGCGGTTTATCGTTATACCCGCACATGGGATGACGAACAAATGAAGCCTATCCTTCTCGCCACTCACAAACGTCTTGAAGAGCTAGAAAAAGAAAAGGCATCTGCTAATGAGCCACCCTCTTTAATGGTTCAAATCCAAACTGCACCAGACCTTACAACGCTAGATGCTTTGGAAATAGACGTGGCTGCACGAGATCCGCAGATTCAACCGAAGCTAATGGGGTATGTGAGAAAACGCCGCTATGAATTAGAGAATCCTACACCTACTCAACAAGAATCTACCCCTGATTATTTATTAGTGGACGGTTTCTAACATGAAAGATCAGTACAAGAAAGTGAGCCAAAAACACATGCTTGGTTTTATGTACTACTTGCAATTGCTGGGCTACGTAATAGTCCGGCAAGGCATGGACCAAGCAATGTTTCTAACAAAGCATTATGCGGTACCAGTTGCTTGGCGGCGCATAACGATCGACTATCACAACCGATTAAATAAACCTGCCCAGCAGCTTTATAAAGAGTTTGTTGAGTGGACTAAAGAAGAATATTTGAGGGCTTAGGTAATGATTGATTTAAAAACAAAACAAGCTTTTTGGTCTGAACAATTACCTTTCTTTAAAGAAAAATATTGGATTCCCGGACATCTAGATGTACTCGAATTTGATATGAATGCTGGTTGTTTTGATATTGCTGAAGGCGTCAAAACTGATCTAAGTGAAGAAGACCTTTTTGATGTTTACCATCGTGTAAATAGTGGTTGGGCAATGTGGAAAAAAGCCGTGAATTTCATGAAATCCAAAGTTCCAACGTGGATTAGCGTGAATGATGAATTGCCACCTACTGACATAATGGTACTTATTTGTTGGGCAGATGCTCCTGATGTCACCCCAGAACAAGACTATATGACTATTGATGAGGATTTAAATAGCGTATGGGCAAACTATCAAAATGATCCACCTTCACATTGGATGCATTTTCATAGTGTGCCAAACGTATCGGGAGCTGAACAATGAGCATAACACTTAGCGGTCATCAACTAAAAAGCCTTCTCGAATTTGTAAATCCAGATGGTGAGAAAGATTTAGATCAACTTGATACTGAACTAACAATTAAATTCTTTGAAGTTGGCCACAGTGGAAAAGGCTATTACTTTTGGATGACCGAATATCCAGAAGAAGGTGCAATGAAGTTGGATATTGAATCGGGAGCTGAGGGATGAGTGAATTAGAAATACTTGAATCAGCACCCAAAGATGCTACCCATTATTTTCTTGTGCCTAATGGATCTGGTGAACCTTATTACGTTCTTGAAAAAGAAAAAAAGTTCTACTGGTTTCACGGTCAGGATGAAATAACTAAGCCACACATTTTGAGTTGGATTAAGTCAATTGAATCACTGAAAGAAGTTAAAGCGGAAAGTAAGGAGGAGTAAATGGGACAAATAGTTAAAATAGAGGCTAGCATTCTAGAAAAGATTGTTGCTGTAGCTGAACGTATTGCTCAGTCAAAAGAAGAACGCCGAGTTGGTCGTGAAGAATTTGCACACATGCTCAATATCGAACCTGAAACTCTAGACGCTCGGATTCGTGAAGGCAGATACCAAAGGCCATACAAGGATGGGCGAAAAAGTTTTTGGTTATTGTCCTACGTGCAATCTGTCGTTACAGACACAAAAGAATCTGGTAAAGTAGCCACCTATTGAGGTGGCTTTATTTTATACAATGAGATAGGTACTTTTTCAATATTGAGTACCAAATTGAGTATCAAAATCACCCCAAAATAAAATCCCTTTATATATTAGTGAGTTGAATCTAAAATGCTTCTAATGATCGACAATTACGACTCTTTTACCTACAACATCGTTCAATACTTTGGCGAGTTGAATCAGGAAGTAAAAGTAGTTCGCAATGATCAAGTCACATTAGAGGATATTGAACGATGGCAACCAAAATATCTTGTGATTGGTCCTGGCCCTTGCTCTCCAAGCGAGGCAGGTATTTCAATTCCTGCAATTAATCATTTTGCCGGAAAAATTCCTTTGCTTGGGGTGTGTTTAGGCCATCAAAGTATTGGGCAAGCTTTTGGCGGAAAAATTGTAAGAGCCAAAACGGTGATGCACGGACGTTTATCTGATATGTACCATAGCAATAAAGGTATTTTCAGTAATCTTCCTAGCCCATTCTCGGCAACTCGTTATCATTCATTAGTGATTGATCAGGAAACGCTACCTGACTGTCTTGAAGTAACATGCTGGACCAATGAAGCAGATGGCTCAATGGAAGAAATTATGGGCGTTAAACATAAGACACTTCCTGTTGAAGGCGTACAATTCCATCCTGAATCCATTTTGAGCCAACATGGCCATCAAATCTTTAAAAACTTTTTAGACATCTATGCATAA